GTTGGGGCTCGAAGTCGGGCCTGCCGCGCTTCATCTCCCCCACAGCTCCATTCCAGGCCTCTAACCCGCTTAGGTAGTTGTCGAACTGTCCCTCTGTGCGCAACGTCGTCTCGTGTAAAAAATACCGGGGATTAATTCTTTTTTTGTTCTTTTTTCTCATTTGGAGGCCTCCAACCTTTTAACCATCTTTCTTCGCGACCTTCCACCCATTGAATATAGCATTCAAAGCAACACTCAAATTTGTTCATGTAAAGGTCGTCTTTTATCTCGAAAGAAAACGTTCCGCAAGTGGGGCATTTTCTTTTATTTTTCCTAGTAATTAGATTTTTAGATACTAAAAAACCATCTTCTTCGATTTTCTCTGAATCTTCGAGCGATTTTCTTTTTTTATTATAAAACTCTTTGGACTGCTTGAGATACTCTTTCTCTTTTTCATCGTCCCATAATGAGCGCGGATTTGTGATGGCCTCTTCGCCGAACTTTTTAACTATCGCCTTTTCAATAGAGGCTATTTTATTGGGATCCTTTTTGCTCATATGCGTACAATTATAATTATGAAGCCGCCAATTTAATTTACCTGATTTACAGCATAGACGATAACAATGGACGTAACAATCCCAGCTACTACTCCGCCGGCAAACCATAGAGACGAATAATCGTTTGTTTCGGTAGCTATCTTGCTAAGCCTTTCGATTTCCTGGTCTTTTATATCTAGAAGCGCCGTATATTTTTTATCCATGGAGTCCATGGATGCCTGGCTTGTTTCAAGAAGCAAATTTAAACGAAGAATTTCCTTTTGCACCGCATATTCGATGCGCAATTCACATTCCATGTCGACGAACTCTTTCTCTGTAAAAATCTTAGCTGCAGCCACTGTGTTAAGGAGGACGCCGCTATAAGGGGCGGGTTGGTCCTTTGCTATGCTTGTTATTTGAGGTTGGGGTGGGACCTCGGGTGGGTCCGCCATGGCGGCGGTTGGGATGGCCATTAACAAGACCGCTATCAATACTATAAACTTATTCAACATACTCCAACCCATATTTGTCGGCTAGCAATTGCGCCAACTCATCAGGTTTATCATAATACTTTTCAATCATTTCTTTAAGCTCTTTCTTTTTTTGCGCGTCCAACTCTTCTTGATCTTCTGAATGTTTTTCTTCCAACTTGGAGGCAAGGTCGTTATACTTCTTTAAGATCTTGTCTCGCTTTTCAAGCTCTTCTCTGTGCGCTTCATTAATGGCCTCGATCTGTTTGCGATAAGATTCATTGCGAACTTCTAGTACCTCCTGGGCGGCGCCTTTTCTCCGAAAAAAGGACCATAACACAATTGTATAAAGCACAATGGCGGGCACATACCAATTATGCTTAAGCCATATGCCAATCTTTTTTAATGTAACCCATGCGGTTTTAAGGAACATATTCATCCTTTAACTCTTTAAGCTCGTCGTGGATGGCCTCTTCAAGCCATTCTGTGGTTGTTCCAAGTTTGTCTGCATGACCCTTGGCGTCACCAAAATAATCATTCATGTAAGGCATCAACACCTTTTCGAACTCTGCGACAACATCGCTAGCGACGCCTGCTATGCCTTCATCATGATCCTCGATGGCGATGTAATGATTTTGCACAATAAGCGCGCCTATTTCGTTGGTGATCTCCACCAAATCCATCGAATTTCTGCCTTGCTCAATGACATCAGCTATCTCGGGCATCTGCCGTAAAGCGCGCAGTTCTTCGCGAATTATCTGCTTTAAACGTGATTGTGTAATTTTCATCGGCCGTGTCTCCAGCGGCTGGCGATATCAGCAAGACCCTCTAGCCCGATATAGGCCAAAGAAATAGCCACCCAGTCTTCAGAAGCTAATGGTACGTTGTCCATAAACATAAAAATAGTGGCAGTACCCCATACCATCAGCTTCCGCGACATTATCTTACTTAAAGCCGTATCTAAAACTTGCTTCATAAAAACTTACCTCACGGCTCGGATTTTCTAGAAAGGATGGTCAACAATACCCATGCGGCTACGAGGCCAACAAGACCTTCGCTTCCAAGAGTTTTGGTGATGGCTACCACATTTCCAACAACATCCACTGGGAAAAATGCCGTCTGTGTGCCAAAGAGAACTTGCAATACGACTGCTAACGCTAAAATCGAAACACTGAGGTCCACTAGCTGTTTTGCCCAGCCGGTTGCTTTTTGTAAATATTCCATATTGATTCTCCTTTATGGTTAGTTTAATTAGTCCATAAATTTTATTCTATCACGGTTTTAGGATCGGTGCCCTGAGTGGCCACGTAAGCCACTGTTCGCCTTCTTATTCCGGGTGGCCCAGCCACTGCGTAAGAGAAAGGAAGATTGCCAGGATCGGATGTCAATATCCCGTCATATGCGCCGGCATCGCCGGATCCTTCTGACATTCCCGTAAAGCATCCCATATAATAAGAAGCATCCTCACCTTCGGGGGCATATTGGTATTGTGAAGGTTGTTGGAGATATTTGTTAATAACGAAGGTGTCTGAAAAGTCGGGGTAACTTGAGACCGTTTCAGAGTTCCATGCTTGGTTGGTGACTGTTCGGCTGCTTCCGCTTATATCAGTGGTTATGCCCTCGTAAGCTGAGCCGCGCTGCGAAAGTACGCTGTCGCTTTGAAGAATATAACTTCCTATGACTGCAGACATTGGATTGGCGTTAATAGCGCTGGAATCCTGAAACCCTACGTCTCCAATATCGTTCAATTCAAGATCCCCTGTGCCGGCTGAACCGTTTGCATCGTTGGCCTGGTTTCTCCATCGTGCGGTTCCCGCGTATACGGCGCAATAGGAGTGATCGTCTGATGCAACTCCGTAATCTGCATATGAACTCGTGGCGACGACTATAGAATTAATTATTTTCCCGATTCGCACGATAGGGATCGCATCGATGTCGCCTGTGGGTCTCGCAATGAAAGTGCAAAAGCTAGCTGTGCAGGTAAGGTCATTAAAGGAGTTGAGGAGCATGTCATCATATGGCAATGTGCCCGTTATAAGACAATTGTTGAATTTGGCGAATTGGTTGACGCGAATGGCGTCGGTGCCGGCGGTCTTAAAAAAGAAGGCACAGCCTTCAAAGCTGGAACTCTCGTTGGTGTCCCAAGACTTTCCTTCAAGGCTGACATAAGTAAGCCTAGGGACGCTGTGGGTAAAACATCCGGACATGCTTACAACGCGGCGGTCATCGACGGCGCTTTGATCTCCGTTGTGAAAGATATAAGAGGCGAAGTCCCCCGTCTCCAACCCTTGAAAATACGCGCCCGCCGTTATATTACCAAATCGAACGAAATATTGCAATTGGCCCGGGCCGAGATCGGTGCCAAGAATCTGGGGCCGGCCGCGCTCACTAGCGGTATGTCGAACGGTCCAGCCATTATAACTGAATGTGAACTCGCCTTCATAATAACGCCCCTCATCGGTAATCTCGATAATTTGATCGTGACCGCCGGCGCTGGCGCTTGTAACGGCGGCGCCGATTGTTGCAAGGGGGGTGGCCATATTTGAGGCATCGCCGGTGGCGTCCGAACCGAATGAAGAATTTACATACCAAACCATAAGATTAATTAGTTTTTAAAGCAATTATCGCTCTTTTAAATTTCCATGACACGGGCATAACCGTCTTGCTTATCGATGGTTATTTGCATGTCGACGCAATCTTTTAGAGAGTCCAAATGGGAGATGAGCAGCACCGTTTTAAAGTAAGACTTAACCAATTCTAAAATAGAAATGAACCCCTCCATATTGTCCGCGTCAAGAGCGGTTCCTGGTTCATCTAAAATAAATAAATCTGACTTTGGCAAATTGGAAACTGTCAAAAGAGCCAGGCGGATGGCCATGGCTGCAATTGTCTTTTCTGCGCCGCTTCCCATTTCTAATGGACGCGGTTCGTGACGCGGGTGTTTAATGTAAATCTTTAAGTGGCGGCCGTCATTCTCAAAAAAGACCTCAAACTCTACAACATTGGCTAGCACCTTTGCTATTTCATTGTTGATAAGAGGAAGCTTCTTCTTGATAATATCATAAGAGATGCCGTTGCTGTGTGTACATCTCATGAAAAGATCGTAAGCCGCGTATTCTTCGCGGAGATTTAATAGCTCTTCTTTTTGCTCTTCCAATGCTGCGACCTTTTGTTCGAGAGAGCCATGCTCTTTATAAAGTTCTAGCAACTCCTGCTCGCACCCTTCCAGGTCCTTGGCGTTAATAGTGGCTGTAGCTTGTAAATCGGCCAATTGCTTAACAAGCGCCTCTTTCCCTTCGATTATCTCCTTGTTTTCATTGTATTCTTCTTCTTTTTGCTTTAGATTGTCTATTTCTTTCTCCAGAGAGCTTTTTTGAGTTTCGTCGCGCTCTAACTTAAGAGAAAGATTGAGTATCTCCCCATCCAGGGCTTGTTTTTTCTCCAGCAGTGAATTATAGTTTGCTTGGTATTCCTCTACCTTTGTAGGGTTTAACTTCTCGATTTCATTAAGAATCGTTCCTTTTTTATCCTCCAAAGACTCTTTAATATTCTGCGTAATACTCAGGTTGTCCACAGCCACATAAGCGTCTTTGATAAACTTGCAATGAGAAAACTCGGATCCGCAAGGCACTTCCTTTAGAAGGTTGCTCTTCTTTTCTTGATTTTTTCGCTGTATGTCTAGGCTGCCGATTTCATTAATGATTTCATCGAATTCTTTCCTTTTGTCCTCGATAATCTCTTGCTTTTCTTTGACCTCTTCGATATCAAAAACATCCACAAAAGAGGTAATCTTGGTAAGCAACTCGTTGTTTTCTTCAAGGGTTGTCCCATTGGAAGCAAGGTTTCTAACAATCTCTTCTAATTCTTCGATCCGTTTCTCCAGATTCTCATGAATTTCGTCGACATCAATGATCTCGGCAGGAATTGCATCAATACGCCTTGTTAAATCGCTTGTTTCGCTCGTGAGCGCCCCAAGGTCCTTTTTGAGCTTTGCGCACTTTTTAGCATGCCTCTTCGTCTCATTTTCGTTATATAAGAGGTTCTTATAAGCCTCCGTGATCTCCTCGTTAAAGTCCCGACCTTCCAATCTTTTTAGAGCACCGCGCAAATCGGAAGCGTCGTCTTTTGCAGCTTTGTGTTTAATATCAAACATTTCCAAGTCCAAGAACTTGGCCAGGATCTCTTTGCGCTTTGTTGATCCTTCGCTGATAAAAGCAAGAGAGCCAAGCTGAGAAGACATCGACGTAAGCAGAAAATCGTCCATTGCGCCGAAATACTTGCGAATATTCCTATCGGTGTCTGAGCGCGTGAGACCATTGAGGCTTCTGGTTTCGTCCGTCACCTCATCATAAACTTCAAAATTCAAGTCAGTCTTGGCTTCGAGCGTTTCTTCACCCTTAAGCTTTTTGACATACTTTTCGGACTCACGAACAACTGAATATCTCTTGTTCCCGATTGAAACCGTCACAGATCCTTTGCCGGAGTCTTTATTCTGATTAATAATATTGAGGTTTTTCCTCTCATTCTTTGAAGTGCTATTAAAGAGAGTGTATAAAACACTGTCCACAATACTAGATTTTCCAGAGAAGTTTTTACCAAAGACGCCCACGATTCCGGAGAACTTTGTAAAATCAATTCCATTGTCAGCGCCATAGTTAAAAAGATTGTCCCATTCGAGACGCTCCAAACGCCAATTAATATTGCGATGAATTTCTTCTTTGTCCTCGATAAGAGAATTATACTTGGAATTTAATTTTAAAACCCGCTCCATTAATTCGTCTTCAGGTTGAAAGTCTTTTAGATACTCTTTGATAAGCTTCTTTTGCACCACCGAGTCGCGCAAGTTATCCGCCTCAATATTAGTGGCCATAGACTCGACGCTTCCGCCGGTACCGGCTGCGCGGTTCAAGAAAGTGATGTGTTCTGGCTTAAAACGATGCTTGGCGATCTCCACCGCCTTTTTCATGGCATCCAGCGATAAGTTGTTATTAGAGACAAGGCGCAGCCGCGCCTGTTCCGGAAGCTTAGTATTTCTGGGGAGGCGCCCTTTGGGAGTAAGCTCAATCGTTATAAAGGGGCGCGGATTTTCTAAAACATGATGAGTGCAGGTAAAGGTATCCCGATCTTTGATATCCCAAATCAAAAAACCCTTGTCGTTAGTCTCTCCGTGATTTTGCTGCACGGTAGAGCCTGCATAACGAATTTTTCCTTTGTGATCTAGAATCTGGTTCGTCTTGTGGATATCCCCAAGAAACGCAAAATCGTGGCCTTCAAAGATCGATAGGTCGTCCTCGCCGTGCTCCATGACCCAACCAAGATCAGTCCTACTGTTAGATATAGCGCCATGGTAAAGAGCGATATTGATCTTTCCACTGTCTGAAGGTGAAACCCAATTATCACGATCAAACACGCTAAGAACGTTAAGGCTGTAGCTTCCATCTAAATCCTCCTCTCCGCTATTCTTTAACAAGAATAGATTTGGATTGTCTAACGCCTCTACAATGGGCGTGATGGCATCCTGCCTGCTGCTGTTCTTGAGGTTTCCGTCATGGTTCCCCAAGATTACATAAGTAGGGGCTATAGCGGCTAACTCCACCAAAAAATGCGAACAAAGATCAACAAATTCGGGAGACAGTTGCGTTTTGGTATGAGCTATGTCCCCGCAATGAATAATGTAATCTACCTTCTCTTCTCTAAGCATTTTATAAAGCTTTTCGAAGACTTTTTTGTACTCATAATGATATTTTAAATTTTTTATGTGTGTATCTGCAATGTGTGCAAATTTCATATTTTCCCCACTATCGGCACGATGAAAAAATAAAATTTTCGAAACTCATCGGTACCGCTCCTTCTCTTAGTTTCTCGACCTCTGCTGGGCTAAGAGACCCTATATCTTCAACGTCGGAGGTATCCATCTGGTAAACCTCCAGCCCATATTCTAACATATTTTTAATCACTCGTAAAGACTTTTGTAGCGCATCATCGTCGAAGCCTACATAGACCGGTGGCTGTTTCTCCACGAGCCTAGAAAACAATTTTGATTTAATGTTTATTGTTGAACCTAGAATGCAAATTGAGTTCCGCGCTTTGAGCGCGTCGAACGGTCCCTCTACTAAAATTACGGGCTTGTTCCAGTCGACTAAAAGCTCGTTAAAGACCACGTTTTTGGACACGCGTGGGTTTTTATATTTATAACTGTCGCCGGTGTAGGTGCGCCCAACAAAGTAATTGCAGTAGCCCTCCTCGTCAAAAGAGGGGATAATGATACGATTGCGATACTCACCGCTAGCGCAGAATCCCAACTTATAATAGCGGATCGACTCCATCGTAATACCGCGATCAGCCAGATATCCCATGGGGCGCACGGCTTCGCGAGAAAGGTTCGAAGCACCCAGGAAGACAAATTCTTCCGGAAGCTCAAGTCGTTGATTTTCTTCGACTATCTCTTCTTTTTCGAAAAGAGAGCCCATTTCTGACATGTCAATTTGATTAGTCAACTGGTACCATTTTTTAAGGAGATCCCCGTGACCGAAGCGACGAACGAGACGTTGAAGGCTCTTGCCCTTGCTATCGCACACCCAACACTTATAGACTCCCAAGTTTAAATTAATTGAAAGCTTTTTCTTGTAGTGTTTGCAATACGGACACTCAAACAAATACTCTTCGCGAGATTTGTAATAAGGGCCAAGGATTTCTTTAAGTATATTAAGCTTTTCTTTCATATGGAATCGTGCTCGTTCTAAACATATTGTTTAATACTTTACACTATTGATTCATTAAAGTCAAGCTTTTTTTGGATTGTAGTAGTTTAAGGCCTGCTTTGGCGATTACGGTGGCATCAGCGATGTCAAAATACTTGGGCTTGGGATTCCCGTGAGAGGTATATTCCACTGCAAAATTGGGGACATGTTCGAGAAGCCATGCGACAACTTGCTTTTTGGTATTTTGTCCTCTTTCCACCTTAATTCCTAATTGTTTTCGAGAATGGGATGCGGTGATATGCTGGGGTTGTTTGTCAAAGATTTCGTATGTCAACCATGATACCACCCCGTTAAACCTCTGGAGGACGGCCATTGTATTGGCTGTTGAGCCGCCGGCTTTAAAGAAGGTAAGAGGCTTCTCAATATAGATCTTTTCAATCGGGTATTGAACCTTAAGGCGGGTAAGTTCTTCTTTGATGAAGGACGCTTTGTCAAATTCATTTTTAAACTTCTTCTTGTTTCTCATATCCCAAGCATCGCATGTTATAATCTCGCTCTCGGCGTCGATTACACAGAAGCCTGTAATGCTTGTGCTTATGTCTAAACCCAATATCATAATTTATTTCCTATATGTCTAATTTTAACTTAAATGTGAAATCTCGTAAAGCAGTTTTTTTGATGGGGGTGGCTAGATTGGCCACTGCGATGAGATTTTTATTCTTATCGTAAATTCCTATTTTATTTATAAACGTTTGATGTTTAAAGTCTGATTCAAAACGGTAAAACGAACTGCTCACAGTATTGAATATTTCAACCTCTTCGGATTCCTGAAATCGATTTGATCCGGTTACCACCGTTCCAGACAAGTAGGACGCATGGTCTAATAGTGTCTGGTTGGTGGAAAAATTCAATTCCGATTTTGGCGCTGTTGCAAACATGGTGATGGTCTCAATATTGTTCTGACCTTCGAAGTTAACTCTAAAGCTGGCTGACGGCGTTACGCCTCCGATATTGTCATTTGCGCCGGCTGCGAAATCAATCCAGCGAAACTCCCCGGTATCGGCGCCGCGATCATGGGTAGCCTCAGAAAGGCCCCAGCTTCCTGTCAAGACAACGACACCTTCTTTATATAAAACCACACCGGCAACAGCGCCGGCGCCATTAGTCTGTGCGTATGTGTTGCCAGAAACTTGGATAAGCTCTCCGTTGCGATAGAGATCTTGAGCTTCGGCGACTAGTGTGCCCGAAATATAGAACTTAAGGCTTGTGGTGCCTGGGTATATTTTGCTCCCATAGAAAATAGAAGGTATATAAAGCAGAGAAAGTTCCTGTGTCGCTTTATTCCACAAAGACGACGAGAACGCATAATGATTGGACATCGGCTGATAGTAGTTAAGGGTTTCCCGCAGAGCCAACACGTGCGAGCCGGTGGGGAATAAGGTGCCGTGATCCACCGCAAAGTGCTCCCGGCCTAATGAAGCCGTTAGCGGATATGTTCCCGAAACCACGTTCCCATATTCAAAAGCGCTAAAATAGTCCTTTTGGGAAACGCCGCCGAGTGCTTCAAAACTCCCCTCTTTCGTGACAAAAGGATATACCAGGGAGTCGCTTGGGCGATCTACATTTATTTCGTATAGGCTTAAATTACCTACATCCATGCAGCCGACGTTTGAGACAAACGCTCCCGACTCAGCATTTTTATTATTGAGGTAGACCTTATTCTCGTTTATATCAAATTGTACTTCGGGATATGTCTCCATAGTGTTACGGAGAATCTCGTTCTTTTTAAACTTATAATAAGGCATCTATTTTTCTCTAAGTAATTGTAATTACTAGTTTAGTAATCAAGCCGTACCCGTAGAGTAATCTCGTTTGAAGGAGTTTTCTTCAGGGGCTCGGATAACTTCGCAACAGCCAAAAGTTCATTGTCGGGTGAATATAGCCCCACAGATGTGATGTAGGCCACTGGATCTGCCGCTGGGTTGTTGCCCTTGACAACGATTTCAGAGCCCGACAAATAGGTTGTATTTGCAGAATAGTTAAATTCAGTATTGTGTGCGCGAGCAAAATAAATGGTAGAATTGAGTTCGGTCGTATTGTTAAACGATATATTATCAAATGCATATCGCAGACCGTCGGAAAGTTGATCAATGGTGCCGCTTTTCAGCATCTGGTTCATAGATGACGTCATCCAGCCCGCGTCGGAATCTGGGCCTGGTGTGTCCGTTCCGGCGCCGGTATTATCTCCGCCGCCGAACTGACCCGTAAAGAACGAAGCAGTGAGGACCATGATGCCCGCTTGATAATAAACGTGCCCCACTGGGCTATTGTCTGTAATATCGGTCGATGAGGTGTAGAGAAGACCGTATTCGCCGGCGGGGCTGTTAGTTTTATAATTGGTGGCTGCGTTATAATCTGAGATCGTGGTCTCTGTTCCGCGCGCGGTTCCCACAGCGCTGCTGGTGGCATACAAATCAATTGAGAACGATTCCTTTTTGATCTCATCCTTATTCAGCAATCGTGCGAACGAAACGAAAACGACTTCTCGCAGGTCATCGCTGGTATCGTAGTCCTCGGCGCCGTTTTTATCAAAATCCTTAATGTTTCCGCTGATGTCAGTGTTGTTAAGCACGAGACACATTTGTTGGTAAATGTTTATCTTCTTAGTATTCTGTTCGTAATCGGGGTTGTTCAGACCAGACCCGGTGGCATATCCCCACGTAATATCAAAAATATGGTTAGCAGAAGAACTTAAGTACGGATAGTCATAGACCGACTGGAACATCCCATGTGCGTATCCCTTAATGTTGTTGTCTGAATAGGTTCCGGAAACGATGGTACCGGTGATTGGAATCGCCTCGTGCAATAGTGTCCGAGTGTTCGCGATGTCTTCTGGTAAGAAGGTCTTGAATGAGTTAGCCATTATATTCTCCTAAATCTTAGCTTGTTGTGCTCTTTACATACGCCACGGGGATATCTATTCTATAGCCAGTGGTGACACCATATACGCGTATCGTTGAACTAATAACTAAATAGTTCTGGTTGTCGCCGAAAGGATCGGGTTTGGATTCGCCAATGGTATTGAAGAGATAGTCGCTTTGACGTAATGCATCTTTCGCAAATATTGAAAACCCGAGCTTAGTACCGCGAGGTCCTGAAATCGATTCCCAGTTGGGCGGGAGCTGAGCGCCGGCACCGTCGTTATCGGAAGTGAGCGCTCCGGGTGCCGAGGATTTAATATAGCCGCCCACATTTTGAGTGAGATAATACGTTGCAATCTGATCGTCGTCAACAAAGGCTGGCGATGCGAGGCCCGTCGAGGTTCCGCCGGCGAACGCGATGTCTACTAGTTGACCGAGGCGGTTATCCATCTCGATCATATATTGTTGTTCTGTAAGTTCCGGGCTCAAGTTAGCATCTGCGGAGATCTTTGTGGTGTTGAGCCCCTGATCAACCCGGATAAAGCCGTTCGGTGACGAATTCTGCGTTGTGGTACCATCCAGAGCGCGTGTCCCCGTGTCCAGGGCAAGGTTCTGGACCGCGGTCGTATCAACCGTGATAATAAAAGAACCTGTGCCAAAAGCTTGTAGTTGAGGTAGCATCGCTTGAGGTTGGATTTGATTTAATTTCAATTCGGGCAAAAAGAGCAGATTGTTGTTTGTGAGACTGATGAGCCGGCTTTTCAGGGAAGAGCGATTGTTGGTGAACGCCTCAAGAATTGGCGTTTGCAAGATTTCTAAGTCATAGTAAGCGGAACCGCTAGCGTTGGTTGAATCGTACTTCGCGTAGTCAATTTCATCGTCCCCAAACGCATATTTCGTTACTTTAAAGGTGCCGTCGCCGCGGGCCAATCTTTTTCTCCCCGCATCCGTTAACACTGCATCTAAGATGATGTCGCCAGAATTATCTAAAAACCCCATAATTTTGCTCCTTTTTATTAATTAGTCTCTTTTATAGTATATTGATCTATTATCTACGCATTCCGCGCTATTTTAGTCCCCACACAACGTATCAGAACTATTAACGATATTGGCATTATTAAGTAGTCCCTCGGACTCTTTATAGACCTCTGAGCCCGTTGGCTTGCCCGGGCTGGCTACAGGCGCTCCGGTAGTGTCTCCGCCGACCGCGTTCATGTTCGAGGAGACAAATTTGTTGATGATTTGATTGTTCATATCCACATTGATGTCTATCTTCTTTCCTGTCTTCTTTGATATTATCCTAAACTTGTATTTTTTGAAAGCATCACCCGCCAACGGCTGGTAGGCCACATCTGCGGTTTCGGCGCTTTGGCCGACCGCTTTTCTCAAGTTATCACTAAGCGCAATTTTAATATACTTTTTAAACGGAACGCTTGTGATTGCTGTCGGCCTCTTAAAGTGAAAAGGCTTCAAAACCATAAAGGGAGGCGAAGCCTCTTCTTTCACAATGCGCACTGAAAAAATGTTCGTTGGATTGGATATATTCCCATGAACGTCTATAAATCGTGCAAAATAATAATAAGTAACGTTTGAAGATATGATATCATCTGTGCCGCTTTGTTTTAAAGAATTCAAAGTAATTTTTTTGACATTGGCCTCGTCTCTAAAGTCCGACCACTGTTCAGGCTTCTTGTTAAGCCTATAGACTTCATACGTTCCCCGGTTATCATCCGTCTTGTAAAGTATGTGCCCTTGAGGTTTGGCCTCGGCCTTTTGCGCTTTCTTATATTCAGCCACTTTGGCTGCGTCTGTGCTAAATATTTGTGTGTTTGGAATCAAAGGTCTTTCCCCATAATTTTGATTCAGCAGCATTAAAACCCGATTAGCTGATCCCTGATAAGGGTGAAATGCGATATCGGGGGGTAGCGGTGGTTTATCGGTAACAAAAGTTTCGTGGTGTTCTTCGCCGCCCGGGCGGATCAATTCCTCGTTATTATAATAGGGCGCGCGGACAATTAGCGCGTAGGGTTCTATGATCGGCGCAATCAGCCGCGGCGGCTTATATTCATAAAGCCCCTCTTCCAGGGAGATATACCCATCATATGTGTCGCCTTGTGTGCCGGCTGGCGGGGGCTGCGGGGTTCCTCGGTTGTAACGATAAACAGCGCCGACAACAAGCGTGTGAGCATAAACCTCATAAACGTACTTCTGCTCATAAAAAACCTGCGTATCGAGATAGCTGAGCGGAGTGTCTTTGTCAAACATGTTGGGGATGAATATGCTCTGGATTCTTTTCTTTTGGCGGCCCGGGAGAGTGCCAGCCGCGTCGTCGTATTTATATTTGACTATCTCATAGGCGATAACCTCCGTGTGGCATTTTTTCCCCTCGTAGGCTTCTTTGAGTGACGGTGCTCGATTGAAAAGATATTCCATGATGTCGTCATTAATTGTATTAAGTGCCGAGTGAAATACTTCCATTGAATCGGCATAGCCGTGCTTCACCTCGTGAATATTCAACAAATTAGAGAGTTTTACATTCTTTTCATCATTAATATAGGGGCCATAAGTATTATTAAAAGTCTCAAGCGAGTCCATATTAAGTAATTGAGAGAGGTCAAAAATTTGTGTGTCGACCATCGCCACATTGTTATGGAGAGTTTGCAATGCAGAATCACTAAGAGTCGCATCTTCCATCATAAAATTCACAAAATCATGATACATTACAAACCGGTGCGCAAAACTAATATCGCCTCCGGAAGGATTATAAGTGTTATAGTAAGTGGTGTTATTAGCCAACAGCGTCATTAACATATTGACCATGCCTCCAGTGGGGCTTCGGCGATTAATCGTGTCCATAAGTCCAGAAGAAAATTGAGTGCCTAAATCGATTTCAACACCATATGGGAATGCCTTTTTCAATGCTTTAGTCGAATTCAATAGCCCCTTGTCCGTCAACACAATTGTGTCAAATCGCGCAGCCGTGTGATATCGCTCAACCCCGGTTGCGACGGCACTCAGATCGGAATATGCCCATGGCCACCCTTCATGGATTAAAACAGAACTATTGCGCGTTAACTTAACATAATCCTTTACAGTTAGCTTGTCCTTCGAGATTGGAGTTTTATTTCCCAAATCAATAAGCTGGTGGAAATAACCACTGGTGCTTTTTGGGGAACTCTTATAAGCATTGTAGACATAAGGGTTGGGCAATTGCCATTCCGAAACCACGTTCTGGGGGCTAAGTTCAAAAAGTTCGTTATAGAAGTTATAATATGGTGTTACTTTCACATTTCGCGCGACAGTGTGCTCGTCTTCCATGCTTTTTTCGCTAAATGGCGTTGCAACGTTAAAATCGGCAACGAAATATGTATGAAAGGGATACGAGGCAAACACTTCGTCCATGGTCTGCACCATCGGGAACATTAATTGATAGATCATGCGAAAGAAAAACGTTTGTTCGCGAGTCTTGGTGAAATGTTTCCAACTCTCCGGGTCCACGCCAGTATCATATAGTGCCTTAGTGAGCCCGGTACCGGGCCACGCGTTGAGCTTAGCCTGCTCATTGTAGGGTGCGACGCTGAGAGTGGAGAGGGGCATTATGTCCAACCCAGCCGGGGGCATCTTCGGCCATTGAAGTTGGTGGTCTCTAAAAGCATGCGCGCTTAAGCCTTCTGGGACTGTATAGGGTGTATCGGCTTCTTGCCACTCAGTAAAAAAATCTTTGACGGCCTGGGTAGTTTTATCCCACCGGAGAAGCGAATCTGTGGGTAACTCGGGCGCAATAATGGGGTTGGAGAGCCCCCACCATGGCTGGTGGGTGCGGTCATCTCTCACAGTCAAATTTGTGAAATAATCTGTGAATTTAAAACTTGCGGAAAAGTTGGCAAAATTAGTATCAATAATTTGCTGGGCGTCAAGCAAGTTGATTTTAGGGGCGTCGCTTGTTTTGAACTCTACGGAGCTTCCCGCAATTTGCTGCGAAGGTGGAGGTGCTAGAGTCCACTGTGTCTCCATGCCAGCGGCGGGCTTCACGAGGTGAAATTGGCGTCCCACCAAAAACCGAAAGAGATCTGGAAGAAACTTGTAGTCCAAAGAACGTGGAAGAAACTTGTAGTCCAGGGCGCCCTTTTTTACCGCAGAAGCTATAAACTTGGTGAGGGCGAGAGATTTTCGCTTCGTAAACGGAGAAAGATCTAGCTTGTCAAAGCCGTCAATCAAAGTGTATTTTTTTGTTTTTCCTTTAGACATGGTTTACCTTAATTTCCACTAGTGCCGCCGCCCGGGCCGCCGGCGGGTGTGCCGCCCGGCTGGGTTGGCTCATCACATTCCGATGTGCCCCCCGTATCTTTAGCTGTGTCTTGTACTCCCGTTGCGATGCTTGGCTGTGTTGGCGGCGTCTCATTGAAAAGGCCGGCCAACTTTGGAGCGGCGGCGATTACGGTCGGTACGCCGTTCGCGAGCAGTTGAATAAGCGCTGTTGTTTGAGAAGACGGTATCATAGCCTTCTCATAGCCTTCTAAAACCAAGTAAGCATTAGTATAATAGTCTGTTTCATAGCCCATATTATATACCCTCTATAATTAGTCCCGTGCCACCATTTAAGTTAGGTGGCAAGGAGGTTCCCACCGCCGCGTTTGATGCAGGGGTGGTGATTGCGTTGCCGATAGTTGTGCCCAAAGTTGTTCCCGGTGTGCCCGCGACAGTTCCGCGTAAATAAAAGAATTGATTATAAGTTTCAAAATCTGCAAATAGCGCAGCGAACTTTCGATCAATAAGCTTATTATCTAGGCAAAGCTCCACTTTGCAATACAATTGCTCGCCCGGGCCTATCGACGCTAGCGTTTGTTGAGTCAGGGGTTTCCAGCGCTTGGCAATAACTTGATTGGTATAGTTATACGCAGTGGGGCTTTTGGCAGATGTGACGACGGCATTTTCAAACCCATCAAAATACTGTACTTTTCCGAAGAGACCCAGAAATAGAACGTATAAAGGATAATTTTCCAATCTTAAGTGTCCCAAATTGTCAAACAATTTTCCGAATGTATCGGGCGATAGTTTGCCCGGATCATAAAAGCCGCCCTGCTTCGTCTCGCTTGCAATCTGTGCCAATAAATTTAAAGCTGCGGGATTTTGAATGGCGCGCTTTTGGATCAGATCCGTTAGGAAGTGTTCGGCCGGCCATGCCATTTTTTTGCCTAAGAAGAAGGGGCTTTCTTGAACATTATACAAGCTCAACTCTCTGTAATTATTAAGATTATCAGAAAACAGGAGCGTTAAAAGGCTTTTAGCAGTCTTAAGGGGATACTTCTCTAAAGGTCCGCCTTGCCACAAATAGCGCGGATCAAAAACGGACCCAAAGGGGTTCTGCTTCGTTACCGCGCTGGGGTCTACACCAAATATAGAATTAAAGCCTCCTGGAGCGGTGATCACCGGGGTGTAGCTGATCCCAAAGTTATCATCATAAAATTCATTTTGATAATAGTTGCCGCCCGTCGATGACTCGTCGGCCCAGAATAAATTATCAACCGCGGCGGCTTGAAGAATGTCGCCTGGTTGCGCGAGGATTTTGGCGATATCATCGTCAGTGTTCAACTGAAACCTCACGCCAAAAAAGCTTAGCGTTTCTGGAATGGAAATGGGGAGACCCTTCGCTGAGGCTCTCGTATAAAGTTTTCTTCGCATGGCTTGGTAAACCTTTTGTTCGAAGGGCGCCTTATTTTTCTGATTGAAAAGATTTAGGCCGGCGCTGTTTATAAGGGGCAGGTAGGCCGGCGATCCGCCGGTTTCGATTTGCCCTAAAGGTACCGCGCTTGGATCTTTATATAGAGATCGCGCGTAGTGAGTCACAGCGTCGGTATAAGAAGGCACGGGGACCATTTTTACAAACTGAGTGTCGGAATCGGCGCTGGTGCCCGGCAAACCTGCAAACCAATCGAAATGGTTTCTCATTTTTTCTAAACTAAGCTTCTCTTTAAAAGTATGCGAAAACGTAATAAGGCCAGGGTTATTTCCCGGGGCGGCCTTCCAGTAAACGTTCCCGTTGCTCTTTTCATAATCGGTATACGAAAAATTGCTCGTCCCCTTGGTTTTTTGCGCAGAGTCATAAAGGCTTAACAACTTCCTCAACCGGTCTTCCAGGAGTCCCAATACAGTACGGGCACGAGTTAACAAGGTCGGGGTGGTGGTGCTTAATGAAAGGCTGTTCTTCAAGAAAGCTGCCAGGGCAAAAAGAACACCAGAGAGGGCGACACCATCAAAACTAGAGACTGATTCGGCCTCATTCTGCACATTTAAAGCCGCAAATGCAAAAAGCAAGCTATCCGGAGTGAGAGATGCTCCGCTGAATTCGGTCGCGGCGGCGACTGGCATGCCTTCTTGTATACCAAAGGTAAAGAAGCCCGCGTTAGAAAGAGCCTTTTCTAGAAATTGAGGATGGTATTTGTTTAAATGGGAGTTAAAGGCCGCTGCCGACGGATTGCCTAACGCTGTCGCGCCTTGCGCCCCGTAGCGCGCTGCGCTGGATGGGTCGGGCTGTGGGCCGGCGAGCATAATCTTTGAATTGGAACGTTGAAGAAGCTCGTCTAGATTAGCTAGGATTGTACGTAACTTCCCCTGCTTTTCAGCAAGATAGCTGACAAAAGGATCTTGGAACTTTACAGCGACCTGATAAGTATAGGTCGCATCGTCGTAGCTCCGCACGTCCAGTTCTCCGTCCCTAAACTCATAATAGGTTATATTTGGCGCGTTGCCTTTGTTCTTAAAGTTGGTTGCCGTTTTGAGTGTATGCCCTTTGCTTATAGAGACCCCCAACTCGTTAACTTCTCCTTTGTCGGTGGCATATGCCTCGTTGCGGGAAGTCAACAATAGGGTTTTTTGGCCGGTTGTTGTGTTGACCCGGGAAACCTGAATGTCTAAGATGTTTAGCCGATCAACAAAAAATTGGGGGGCGTCAGAGTCAAACATTGTAAGTTTATCCAAGAGGGGAGCCAGCGTGGATGTCTCTTTTATCAACAAGAGCTTGTCTATGGCAAACCATAAGTTAACTTTGGCCTTGGCCGAGTCGCCTATTTCCCATTTGGAGGGTGCTATCTTTTTAATCGAATAGTCGGCCTCGGAAAATATAGCAGTTTTACTGTTGTAAGCATCAAGTGTGCTTTTTGTATTATTGGCCGTACGATTAAGCACTTGCGTTGTTGTGTTCAATAGCTTTTCAAAATTTGACGAATTGTATGCGAACATGTTCTCAATTTGGCCAACGACCCGGTTGTCCACGATCTTTGTGTTGGATACGGGAACGGCAAGAACATAGGGATGCGGCGCGGATGAGTGCTTTTCTCCGGCCATGTATCTATATGCACCGTTGACATAGTGCCGATGCACGGGGCCGCACCACATATCTCCAGGGAGCCCATATTTTAAAACTACGTATTCGTCATCGTTACCTGGCTGCTGGGTATCAGGTAAGGATCTGCGCATGGGGAATTCTTCTCCATTCGCTCTATAATATTTATCAATACTGAACCAGAAGGTGTTAGTGGGGGGCTTTCCTCCGCGGAAGATAATTTCCGCGGTAAAAGATATGTTGCTTGTGTTGATAGTAGGAGTGAGAGAAGAATACATAAAAACGCATGCCAGGAAAGAGGGGCTGCCTTCATATTTATAAGATACCTGTGCCTTAAGTGGCATGTTAACGATGTCAATGCCCTTCTCCTCATACAAGAATCTACTTACATCGCTGGCCTTGAGGACGGCGGTTGGGGTGGCGCTAGCCTCGACAAACTGGGTTTTACCCGGAATCTTGTTAAGAAAATAAGCCAATTTGTTCTCGGCCAAGAGGAAGTCTGCAAGAGTCGATTCATCCGTAATAAGCTTATACCACAAGACATTGTCATTTAGCATTTGGGCTACTTGCTCAATTTTAAAATTACCACAAGGGCCTGCACCGGTGCGTGGACTCGGATAAAGCGATTTTAAAGCCATATCAAAAGTCACCTTAATTTGATTTTCACTAATGGAGGCGCTCGGTTTTCCCGGCTGTTCGGTGTAAAGATCAGTAAACCCGGGCTGTTTTTGCCCTTCCGACTTGCTGTCCTCTATCAAAACCTTGCTTATGTATGGCTTCGGTACTTGTGTTAATCCTTTCATCAGCAAACATCCTCTGTGTCGACGGGTTCTAAGTCATAAATGCCGGTATCCGCGGACCCCGGGAGATCCGAGCCGGCGCAATCAAAGACGTCAGTAGTATAAATATTCTTAGTTTTAAGATCTTTTGCTTTATTGATATGAAAACATGCCAGGGACCGGTCGATTTCAGTGTCAAGTTGGATGTCAAACATATCATCTACTGCATCGGATGTAAGTCCTGTGGTGTCTTCCCCGTTAAACGTCATCTTTTTAAGACCCTGGATATCGTCAGTTTCAGTTATCTCATAGACTTCCAATAAAAAGTTCTCTTCTTCAAAGTCGACGTTCGCCTCCTCAAAAGACACAAGCAAGTAATCTTTTTCGATCACTACGGATCCGGTGGGAAGTTCGGCTGTCCACACAAGATCGTCAAACATCTCCATGTTCCCAACCCCATGGGGCGTCTCGATGCCGCCGGTGGTGTCCAGGTCGTCCAATTCGTCTGCGCCGAGCGCTAGCTCTAGCTTTGTTCTTAGAGTTGGCTCCACTTCATATATATCCATCTCCGGCGGGACGCGATAAAGGGTGTCCTTAATCGAGGCGCTTAATTGGGGAATTGGGGCAGCAATACCGTTGTGCTGGTAGGCGCGTGCAGAGCTTGAAATCTGCCCGTTATAGAAGAGCACATTCCACGCCGGCGCCTTATTATTAAAGTAGCGCTTTTGGCCGAGGAGATTGATTAAAAGCTTCTCATTGTCCGCGAAGTCAGGGTCTAATTTCAATCTTCCGGTTTTATATTCTTCTAGCTCTTTTAAATCTTGCAGGTCTCCGCCCAGATTAAACAAATCAATCATATTTTTTTCAAGGGCATATGAAGAAATATCCGCCGTGTTAAATATTGTACGTTCGGAGCCGACTTTGGAATTGAGAGTTTCAATTCGGGGGGTTTCTTCCTGAATTCTTTTTTCAACGAGCCACTGCTCTTCAGTGTGAGTTGATCCTGATACCCAGCGCGTGTCATAAATGATGCCGTCATCAGAGAAAGCATAGAAAACCGGGTTGAACTCGCCGACGGAGAGGAGTTGGCGGCCATAACGCGTCAGCTTAAGGTTTATAACATCTTGTTTTTTATCAAAAAATTCCATTGTCTATGCTGCTCCTACGCTATACCTCCTAGGGTTATTTAAAGGCCGCCTTTTCCCATCCACTCCGCGAATGCTTTGGAGACACATTGAAGCTGACCCTTCTTGGGCCCGGACTTCGGAATCCAGGCCACTAGGCCGTCCGGACATGGCGATTGTACCATGCCAGTGGTGTAGTTATTGGCTCCTAATGCCGCGGCAATAGAGCTAACTACGCCGGCTGGCGTGGCCGTTAGGGTTCCTGCGTCTTCTGCAAGGGCGGCGGCGACGGCAGAAAGATTATTGGGTGCTAAAGCTGCCGCGGCGCCACCTTCCGCGCGCGGGTTAAACACCGTGGTTGCTGTTGTCTTGCTTAACTCTATCAGCGAGAAAAAGTCATTCGGCCAGTTATAAGAAAAGGCAAAGTCATGGGGGTGAGCCACATCGCTGCGCACATACTCTTTGCCGTCAATTGACTGTCGTCCCACCACGTTCGCATAATTATTTCGCGCCCGTTTCTTAACCTTAAAGACTGCCCATCTCGTTTTGTCAGGATCGAAGATCTCTTCAAAATACGGATGCGGGGGGACGCCCTTCTGTGACGCCTCGGGTCCAGTATCTGCTTCTAATGCACGAGTTGGGAGCACATGTGTAATTACATCGCTGGTAGCTTTTATTGCTTTTCTTGCCATCGTTGGCTCGATGCCCTGCCAGATGTTTTGTAGGTCCTCTGTTCCTAGTTTAACCTCAAACTCCCACATATAAGCCACAAATGGCTCTACATCCTCAAAATGTAAAAAGTCAAACTGGGGCGGCATCACATATTTTCTCATTAATCTCAATAGGTTATAAATCCCCTGATCAACTCCCGCGGGGGCTTCTAGTGGTATCTGTTTTCTGTAGTCCTTAACCAGACCTTGGGTGGCTGCGATGGCTGTGCTCTCCTTGAAGATCGGCTCTTTCACAGTGGTATTGGTCGTTGTGGCTTCGCAGTTCTTTGCCGCATCTACCGCGCTCTTGTTCATTTTATAAAGCATTGTGCGGTTAGTGTTATTGAAATATTTAAAGGGTATCGCCACAATAGCTTCGGAGAGCATGCGCTCTGTGGCCAAGCTCCCAATTTTGGACTCGCGGTTAGATGGGCCAAAGCTTAAAAGACTTGCAAGAGATTGAGCGTCGGCATCTTCGCCGGCAGCGCGCATATAAAAGCTCGGGTCTTGCACAGCCATGGTGATTCCCTCCGACGCGGAAGGAAGTGCTCCGTATTGATGCCACATGCCCACTGGGGCGTTACCGCTCACCGTTTGAGGGGTCGGGGTAAGCGAGGAGGTCGCATGGCTAGAGAAATCCAGGACGGGTGTTTCAAACTTGGGATGGACGATGAGGCGTTGGTCGGTCTTGTCCCTCTCATTGTAAAAAATCCATTCGCCCGTGGCGGAGTCGCCTTGCAATCCCTTGGGTTGCCCAAAATTCAAAGATGCGGATATTTGCATGGCGTTTGCTTGCGCGCAAGATCCGCCGCCCCAATTGGCCACGTTTTGGGCGGCGCCGGTGGGGCCTTTTGCAAAGATAGACATGCCCGGGTTCCAAGTTTTCATTCTATCATATGACTGAGATATCTCAGCCATAAGCTCGCTAACAAGTTTTGAACCTTTATCTAGGCCCACCATCAAGCGGCAATAACTATAGCCATCATAATATGGAGGAGTGTAAGGCTCAAAAGAGGCAACGTTGCCTAGCCAATTATCAAGACCTCCCGTAGGCGCGAGACCCGACGGTCCAGCAAACCAAAGTGAAAACGGGCCCGAATTAACTGGTGGGCCGAATGAGGATCCATATGTATGAACGTCTGTTGTATATCCACTATTGGCGCGCGAATACATTGTGATACTAGAAGTATTATAAAGAAGACTTGAGCCCCACAGATACGTAGCTGTGCCATATACCCAATTTGATGCATCAGAGTGAAAAAAGCTGCTCGTTTCATAATATGACTGGTAATCTACCATATTGCGAGAATTTCTCAGCACCACATCGAGATAGTAATTTCCAGAGACAGGAACCGCGACAGTATCCTGGATTGGGAGAGGCATGCTAGTAATAGAAGACACCGCCCCCTCTTCTAAGAAAAAGTCTACGCTCTCGGCCAAAAAGTTGTTCATTGCAAATTTATAGGCCGGTGCCACGACGCGGTAGCTAGCTGTCGAATCCAGACGCGCGTCCATCATTCCTTCCATGTCGCGCAGGGCCAAGGCGGGGGCTGGATCGTAAATCTGCTCAAAGTTAATCCGCTGATTAAAGTTTCCGCTAATCATTGAATTCGAGCCCCATACGTCCCTATCGCTTCCCACCCAGTCCAAGGTCGTCGAATCCGCGTTGTGAACCGGGTAGTCCACAGCCAGGCCTGACTTAACACTGTTGTATAAAATGCCGGGGGCGAAGAAGGGCTGCAACAGCGTGCGCAGCTTCCCGTTGTCCGCAGGTGCGCCCGCGGACTCTAATTTAACGCCTTGCAACGATGAGGAGAAAAGCGTGCCCAATTGAACTGTTCTTTCTGATGGATAAAAGCCATTATAGGGTAAAAACTTTATGATTGCTTCGCAGCCTAGGCTGAGACGCGGCGTTTTTATTTTGCCAAAAGTTTGGCCGGCGCTGGTATCTCCGAACCCCTTCTGGAAAAGCTTAAAATGTTCGTAGAAGTCCGAGTATACGTGTCTCTTCAAGAAATCGTCTACTCGATTAGATGAGTCCGTGGCAGCGCCGGTGAGTGACAACATTCCATTTTTAACGCCAAGACCTGTAGTGTTGGTTAGATTTTTAAAGTACGGGTAAGTGGGCTTCTCTAAACTCCAATTAGATCCCTTGCGCGCAGCGATAAAGTCTCCCATTTTTTCCGAAATTCTAAACTCTGGAAGAATCGTAGAATCTTGGGCCATGGCCGAAAGACCATCGGCGTAATCATCGTAAGTATCATAAAATGGAGCGGTGCCAGCGTTGTTGCTTCCTGTAGCGACCCATTGGCCGTGGCCAACAGACGCCGTGAATTGGATTAAGTAGGCAACCTCTCGGGCCCGGGCGGTGTCCACAACGCTCCCTTGCCACCCGACGTAGCCTAGGGAACCGGCGTAGCTATACGGAAGTCCAAACGAGGCTGTTCGAGAATAACTGCCAGACCAAATTGGAAGCTGGTCGGAAGAGCCAAAATCCGAACTCCACGCAGTCGTCGGAGAAGCGGCGAGGAGCGGGATTCGACGAATATAACTGCATGCCGGCATAATATTGGAGGCGGTGCCGTAATGGAACAAGCTATATGTATTCTGAAGTTCGCCAACTCCGCTGCCTGTGGGCATTGAAGCAGAATAGGGGGCGTGCGAACCGTAAGTGATGTAGTCGAGCGCTTGGTCTGCGCCGTATTCGCTTGTTGCGTCCAGCTTCCAAAGGCTGGCTGTCCCGATAAGTTCTCCCATCGAATTGGGAAGGCCGGTGACGCTAGCCCCGCCTGTTCGGTTTCGATTCGCGCGCGTTGATCTCCAGAAGTCATTAACAAATGTCTCTCTCTTTCGACTGCCTGAAAGATATGTAAATTGTTCTTTCGGGTAAATAACCTCTGTGTAGGCGGCTTGTGTGTCTGCCTTCTTCCCGGTTTTCTCCACCAATGTCTTGATGGCCAAATACGGGGAATAGGTTTTTGTGAATAGATTTTTATTGTTTGGGTCGTGTTTCGTCAACAGGACATCTAGGGCAGCGCCATCTTGACTGTGGTCGGTAAATAGCACATTCTGGTTGCCATAAGTCATGACAATCTTAGCGTAATCGTTTTCATTATCGCCTGTCGGTAGATATATCTGCAAGGGCTTATATTTGCCGCTAGCTACCGGTTCCGTATAGTTAACGATTGTCTTCGAAAATAAACCTGAGAATCCGGGGGTCCCTAGGGGATTCTCTCTGTCTTGGCCAACCATGGCCGTAACCGCCTCTTCTTTAACGTATCCAATTTCATTATATCTTCTCTGGTATCTTACAATCGGATGTTGATCGCCTCGAATTTGTTTCCAAGAAGGCCATCCGTAAGGGCCTTGACGGTGAAGAATTAATCCATTTAAAACTCTTGGGAAACCTCCGCCTGGTAAACTCCCCACAGAAGTGGCCCGAGTAACAAGGCCTCCTTTATAGGGATATGTAGCCCTGTCGGTGGCGTCCAATGGATTGAGGTTGACCATTCCGCCCGGATATCCCAACATATTCGTACTCGCAGTAAGCGCTTCCTGAATATTCATGTTTAATCCTGCAAAGTCTACAGGAATAAAGTTTGGAGAGTCGGGTGCCATCCCTGCTATGGCGCCGGCCAACTCCTCACCATAATATCGATTCGCGCCGCCCCACGAGCCGACCGTGCTAGCGCTACAAAAAGTAATATCAGTTGACGCCTCATCTCCGCGGGCAAAGTTTCTTTGTTCATATCCCAATAAGATGTCGCCAGTTTGCAATACGCTGGCCGTGATCCAAGAATATTGAAAGTCTGACTGTGGAATCGGATGCGAAACCATGGCGTTATCGTAATGGGAGGCAGTAATAATTGTTGCTTGATCTCCCTCGTATTGATTTCCATATTGGACTCTTTTCCGGGCATTTCGATTAACTTTGTGGAAAGAAGCCGTCGCATCCGTATAGCCAACCATGGCGTAATACGACCCCGCGTTGACGGAACCGCTTGTGCCGGGATAGGCCTGCCCCGCGCGGACATAACTGGCCGAGTTAAAAGCGTCACTGAAATATCCGAACTGCTTTGAGTGATCCGAAAGAAGCACATCTAAAGGCTGTCGCACTTCAAGGTTTCTGAAGGGAAGCGCATTGTAAACCGAATATTCGGCGGCCTCGATGTCAAGGAATCCTAAACTATTGACCTCTGGGCCGCCGGGAGCAGAGAAGCGATTCACAATCACAAACTGATTGCGTGCGCGCACGGGAAGCGTATAATCAACGGTGCCGCTAATCAGGCTCTCCACAGAAGATCCAGTAATACTTCCTGTCTCCACCAAATATATGTTGTTAGCCGTACGGCTATTTGTCAACACTACATCATAGTCATTACTATAGTTGCCAATATTGGTAATGTTAGACGCTGTAGTCTGTTGGATATTCTTAATGTTTATGGGGCGCTTAGCCATTGGCTCGCGGAAAAAGACGGCGCGTGGGAGGTTATTATTTATATTCCCCACAGGATCACCGGGTCGGGATGCCGGATTAAGAAGCGTTATGCCGTTATCCGTGAACGCGCCGCCCTCTTGATCAACCGTCCACACTTCACCTCGATTTGTTTGATTGGCGCTGCCAGTGTTTAATTTTTGGTGTCTATGTTGATTACCACCCACATATTTTTCTGTAAACAACCCTTGCATGGGGTGTTCATAGTCGGGCCCGTAGACGTCATGGTGGATATTGGTCAGACGCGCGTTGCTGGGCAAGTCCGCAAGTCCGCTTTGAGGCCCCAGCGAAGAACTGATGATGTTGAATGGTGCCAACAAACTCGCATCGGCGCGATTGTATGTATCGTTGTTGAAAGACCAATTTACGGTGCCCGCTGGCAGAATCGTTTTTTGGTTTGACCCTGAGAGCCATGGCTTCTGTGTCCCTTCTATACAGTCGGCGGAACTGCTTAATGTTGTAACGATGGCAAGATCGGCAGATCCGCCGCCTGCTGCATAGAAGCGCTTCATCGTTTCTTTGTAATAGGTCACTTTTTTATTGCGATGAAAATTGATGCCGCCTTTATAGTGCTCACTTATATCACCCGCAGTTCGATAAGGTTTGGCGTGCCTTAAGGCATATGTTGAACCAGAATATTGTGTAGACGAGCCGCTATCATATAAAGTATAGTTGGGGGCGTTGTTTTCGTTATTAATAGAATCTAATATATCTTGCTTGTTGGTATTGACTCCAGTAACTGCCGAGTAAATAACCGTATTGGTTCGGAGCGCTCTATTCCGCCACCACAAACATTTCTCTTTTTGAGAGCTATTCAGCGGGGCATGCCCAAGCCTCCAATTGTATAGAAGCTCGTTAACACCGAGCACTTGCGCATTAAAATCTGGAATTTCTTCGCGGATGACTGGCGCCTTGTGCTGAAATTTATTGCGATCCCCAAGGACAAAGTTTTCCACAATGGTGGAAACGCCCTCTTTGAGCACTCCCATCGAAGCTGGGATTAAATTGGCAATATATTGGCTCATTGCATAATCAATAAACTTGAAGTATTCTACATACTTATCGAAATCATAGTCATTGTCAACCTTCTCGAAGAACAGGTCTGACATCTTAATAAGTTCTTTATAATTGCCGCGGAAACGATTGACGTTGGCACCGATGAGGGTGTTTAAGTACCCGGCCGTGGCGAACATTCCGAGCATTTCTTCGGATACATCTTGAAATAAGTTTTTCTCTATTGAAAGATTATAAGTGGTCGGTCGCGCGTTGCGCGTATAAAAATCGTCTGATTGGTTCTCCACAATATTAACTAAGTTGGAATCCAGAAGAACTTCTGGTACTTGCTGTTGCAGGGTGCCGCGAGACAGCTTCTGTACAGGCGCACTGCTCGATATGCTAAAAAAGCTGCCGCTAGCTGTGTGGCGACGGCTGACAAGGCCGCTAAACCAATCAAAACGATCATCAGTGGCGCTTCCAGAGGAGGCATCTTCAACTGAAAACTGGCCATACGCGTCCGATCCCGTGACCGAGGCAAAATTCCAGCGCAAAGCAAGCGTTTCTATTTCTGATACATCGGTGCCCTTAATTGCGTCTTGGTAGAGGAACGCCCTCCTAGAAGGAGACGCCGGGCCGTAGCTGCCAATTTTCATATTGTGCTGGTCAATAGAGGATGTTGCAATATCGGCATACCATGCTTTAACTTCGCTTATTTTTGTATCTGCGAACTGCAGCACAGCGCCTGTAAAGTTAGTTCTATGCGCTCCGGCGTAAACTCTTTTATGACTAGCTAAAATTTTGCGCCCTTCTTCAACACTGAGGGAAGCTGTCAATATAAATTCGTTCCGCTTTAAATCGCCAATATGATTAGAACCGTAAAATCGGACCTTGTATCCGTTCAATTCAGAGCCGTCTGGCTCGTTAATCTGAGGATAGGTGTTCGGCTTGACGGTTACAGCAAATGTCCAGAGATCATCGTCGTAGACATTCTCAAAAAACGAGGAGGTTAGCTCGGGGGTGATGAAGCCGCCGGCGGATCCCGTTAAGACAAATTTAGCGTTGCTAGAGAATCTATTGTCTTTGACGGCAAAGACCTGGAAGTTGGCGTAGTCATTTGTTGCCCATGTTAGGTCATTTTCTGTACCATTAGCGGTGTGTAAACCGAAGAGAGAAGAAGAAACGACGAGAGGATACAGATTCTCATAAGAACTGCTTGTGCCTCGCTTAAGTGTCGCATACTCACCAATTGAAACTCGATTGGGTAGCACTATATCGCTCTCTAGGGTAAAAGAGAGTCCTGAGCCTTCATAGTCACCATCATAATCGGAGGTGCCAGAGATGAAGGAAGTAGCATTTGAGTCGGTGCGATACTGGTAGACGCTCGCATCCTGGCTGCCTGTTTTATTGAAATTTATATAATTTGTAACCTTTGTTATTTCGCGCGTGTTGTCTTGGAGTTTGTAGGCTCCGTTGTTCGCGTAAATATTGAATTTTAAGGCATTGTCTCCTAGCCCGAAACAGCGGAAAAGGTTTCTCATCGCCTTTTCGGTGCCCTTGGCCTTGTTAATATAAGTGAGATTGTTGTAAATGTTCTGGTAAATGGTGTTTTTAATCTCTTGGAGCGTTTCCTCGAACTTTAAAGTATCACTGCGATTTTCAAATTGCTCCAAGAGATCTGCGTTTATGAACAAGTCAGAAGCAATCATGCCCCGTGACTCTATAAAGTGCTTATTAAATGGCGGCGGGTTTGTGTCGCCGGCGTAGTATTTCTCGTGTTTCAGTTCTGGAAGTTTTTGAACAAGAAGCGCTGCTGAGTCAAAATAACTTCCCATAATTTGCAACGCATTTAATAGTTCATTTTTATTTAGATTGGACGGATCCGTTTCGTTCTCGCTCAACATCCACTGCGGAACAAACGAATCCATTTTGTTTGCGTTTACATCATCATGGACGCGCCCTTCCAGTTTTTTCTCGTTCTTGTAGCCCAAAACGGTTGGATGGAAAGAATATAAAATGGGATCCTGGAATTCCGTTGGGCTCGCAGATGAAGAAACAATCGCCGATCCCGTGTTACGAGAATAGGTAGCGGAATATCCTGTCCATGCGCCATTGGTGATACGACCGGAATAGTCAAGCACCACCGCATCAATTGAAGCTGTTTGCGTGATTCCTGCATTAAACTTATAATAAACACCTAGATCGGTGTTGGCAGGGTCGCTATTGGTGCCGCCGCCGACTTGGCCAAACCAATATCGTTGAAGCTTCTCAGAACTTCTGTATGTCTTCCAATATCGGAGTTCATCCAATGATCCCGATAACTTAGCATAACCGCGGTCTGGTCCATCGTGATAAATATTTCCCGAGGGAGACTGCCCCAATGCAGCGATGGTGGCGCACAGAGCGCCGCTCACGTAGCCAACGGACGAACCGGTAACAATCCTATCGTTGTGTTCGCCATCTATAAAGAGATCTGCGACAACCGTGCTGCCCGTATTCTTTAACCTAAAAGCATAATGATGCCACGTGTCATCTGCGACAGTGGCTGCTGTTATGGAGTCACCGATGCTTTGCGTTGCAAAACCCGTGGCTCCGGACATATAGGTGAGCAAGAAGGGGCTACCGGTGGCGGCGCCTGTCATCTCAATGCGGAAGCGTCCATAGTCGACTGAACTGCTTAGGGTACCCGTAACAAAGACGTCAAGAATTACCTCTTTTTCGGTTGCCGCGGCGGAAAAAGCATCTTTGGAAAGCCAAAACTCGACTGTGTTTCCGTCGATGCCGCCAATTTTAAGATTGTTTTCACGATTATTGTCTAAATCATATATATTTGCATCTTTCCGATAAACCGCCTTATCCTGTTTATAGTCATAGTAAACCTTTAGACCGGTACCGGCGTTGGGTCCGCCTTTGACAAGAATGTATTCATAGGAGGAGGTTCCGGCGGCGCCGTAACCATTGTACATGTCGGTGGCAGTTAAACTGGCCGTCGTGAATGTTGCATAGCCAGTAGTGCGGGGATACCCATTTTCAAAAATGTATAAATCTAGGTAGGAGGAACTAATTTCCCATTGGATCTTTTCTTTTAATGATCCGTCATAAGGATACGTATCATATATTCTCGTGATCGTATCTTCGTAGTATTTTTCAGCGGAACCGAAACGAGCAAAAGATTTTGGTTCAGAGAAGTGCTCAAGGGGTAGAAAACGCGCGTTGTTTTCCTTGACGGCTCGCATATAATCAAATGATTCTACCTGGCTATCAATCTCTTGTTTGGTTAGAGGCTCAGCACCGCTGTTGCCCTTCCCCTCATTAAATAAATCTTTAAGTGACATGTTTTATTCTTCAACTCTAAATCTAAACGTTTCCGGTTGCTCCGCGTATTTGCCATTAATTTTGTAAGCGAGACCAATAGAATAAACCGTATCTGTCTCTAACATCCCCATATCAAAAGTAAAATAGCTGCCGCTCGCATCGTAAGACATTTTAGTTTGATTTAAACTACCGGTGCCAAAAGGCGCCACTTTAAACTCATCCGACACTCTTTCTATTTGATAATAGGCATTTTCGATAAGGTAGTTGGGGATGGCTTTGCTAGCCTTCACATAAATATTAGGAGACCAATTCTTTTTGCGCGTATACACCCTAAAGAAGGCATTTCTCTCTTGCTGGGTATATGAGCTTTTCATATTTGTAATATTTGATACAAACGTTGGATTGGCGTTATAATCTTCTGAATCAAAAGTTTTAAGAGTTATCGCCGAACCAGTGTGGTATTCTACCGAAGCACTGTGCCATAGATCAAAAAGCGTCGTGATGCTCGAAGATGCATATGCAAATGATGCGGTGTAGATTCCTGTTTGAGACCATCCACCGGTGACATTAACATCTCCGGTTGTCGCGATGCCTCCACCCACCGGGAGAAATAACTGCGAACCGGAAGGTGTGGTGTTTGTAGCTGAGCCCGAGTAAATGCTTACATTTATAGTCCCGGTGCCTACATCGGGGATATCCGTCAGTTGTCCTTTCACTATATTGTAAAGATATAGGGTCATGAGATTGTCCGCGGCGGGGAGAAGCGAAGAACTTAGATAGAAATTTCCTCTATTATCGGTCTTAGAGCTGTCCCAGCGAGCCTCGATAATGGGTCTTTTGAAGAAATACTGCGATTCTCGCGCAAAGAACATTTTGGTATAATAAGAAACCTCTGCGTCCTCTTGGCTAGCTGTGAGGAAAATACCCAAACCGTTATTGGTTTTGCTTCCTAGAATATTGCCTGCAGTGTCGAGCCATTGTTCAACAAGAGGGGTAATATTTATTTCCATATCCTCAAAACCTGTGTCAAACGTCTGCTGAAAGGATGAGGAATTATCGGTGAAATAGTCGCCGCCTTGGGTCGACCACTTTACGGTGGGGCCGTCACTTGCAGTAATCCAGTTGGATGCGTCAATGTCCGAATAGTTTTCCATGTCAAGACCAAGACCTTCCTGCCAAGCCGTAGAAACCGCGGAGGCGGTCAGCGTAAAATCTTTTGGGGTTGGCTGGGAATGTTCCGCGTTAAACATCCGCAGATAAAAAGAAACGCTACCGCTAGCTGGTACATCGCCCGCTGTGCGGTCTGTGGCAATATCAGTAATTGGAAATTGAACGAGAATTCGGGCGTTCTCCGAAGAAGATGAGGCGGCCTGCCCATAAATATGGAACACTTCCAAAATGTCGGATTGGCCCATATTTCCAGAAACGCCGCGCGTGGTAAGATTGGCCTTATACGCGTTTGTGATCGTGTTATCTTGGTTTGCTGTGTATCTTTTTATAGCCATTATAATACTTCTCCGTCAATATCGGTAAGGGGAGACTTAATTTCGAAAATAACATTTGATGGTGCCGACAAAAAGCGGCCGCCGTTGCTTATTAATTGGCTATAGGGAAGGCTAAAAGCCGAATAGGCGCCGCCACTTACGGGCTCCACTATAACATTTTTTACATCCGCGACCGCAGGAATGTTGTTGAGTAATTTATATACTGTTGTAATCTGGAAAGGTTCCCCAATGTCCAGGTACCGAGTTCCAAAATATTGAGAGAGCGTGCTCAAGCATGTTTCCAAGACATCGTATTTGTTAACGTTCATATTGGCGATGACGCTAAATTGAATCTTTATGTTTTGGATATTGGCGTCTAAGATGTCTATGGTATCGCCCAGCATTTTATATTTACTGATCCAAGTTTTTAGATTCTGTTTAATCGTAGAGTTTGTTTGGGTCAGGAGTCCTGCCTGATCTGTCGAGATTACATACAAATTAAGGTTCTTTCCGTTAAACGAATCCGTGTCGCGCTCAACTTTAGCCTTTTTAACTTGGCCAAAGTTAGACGGCATATTATAGATCATGTTAACGTAATCTTGCTTTGTAACTGCACGATTCTGCGTACCGTATGCCCCATAGCCTCTCATTTTTATCTCATCAAGAGACATATCCGAAACATCCCCTGTTATTGGTGATTCGTTGGTGACCTCCAAACTAGCTCTCACAGTCGCCATTTTTGTGCCAGTGAGGGTGCCCTCGTTGAGAAACTTGTAAAGAGGGGTCGCCACTTTGGATAAAGCGCCTACGCCCACATTCACCGTAAGAGCGCTATTTCTTCTATAAAGCACTGTTAGAACTGTATTGGTGGGGGGGACACCCATCTTATCTGTTTGGACAAGAACTGTTGGATCAAAGGCTTTATCGGTGATATAATTTTTCCCAAATATATCCAGTATCACCTCTGTGGGATCTAGCTCTCGTTCGATGTTGTTATCTGTGCCCGAGCCAAATTGGAGGGTGGTCTTGGAAAAGGTCTGCTCCATCACAAATCGGCGTGGCACTGCTACGGGTTTTAAAATGTTTTCTACTGTTTTTTTGTTGGCTTTGGTGTTCAGTACCGGCACATACACTGTATCTTGGGTGAGATAATCTACTTCATAGTAGTTGTTTCCGTCTGCGTCAAAAACAGATATAACTTCGGTCAAGTTGGGGTCCTCTATTTCGATGCGCAAAAACTTTTGATAGTTGCCCACCTCAAATGTTTCAGACATTAGCTCTCCGGACATTACGAGACCCTTTAATTTGACAGCGTATCGAGAAGGAGTGGTTCCATCAGTATTGGCCGCTGCCACAACTATATCAGTGGACTCGCTAAAATCTAAGTCGTTAATTAGGGTAAACATTTGGTTAGCCGTGGTGCTAATAGTCGTTCCGCGTTTTAAAATGGGCGCGTATGTCCAATCAGGGGCGGTGGCGTCGGCTTGGGAAGGTAGCGAGATAAAAAAGCTCGCCTCTCCATGGGATGCGGCATTAGCGCGAAATTTATAACCCAATGCTTTGGAAAGTTTAATAACGCTCTCAGTTTCGATAGCTGTATTCAAAAACGACTCGTTGGCCTGGTAGTCAACATAGAAAGAAAGCATGTCACCAATATAAGACACCATGTCGACCATCAAAGACCCGAACGAAGATTCATTGAAATCTCGATATGTTTCCGGGTAATACTTTTGAGCGTAGTTGAGAAGATCTTCTTTGATAGAGGCAAAATCTCTAGAGGTGTAGTTTATTAAAGGTTTTTTAATTTTCATCGTTTAAAAATCTTCCTATGCAAATTGTATTTTGGTTACTTCTAATATGTCTGAAAAATTGAATGCAGGCACTGAATAGTATATCGCCAAATCTAAAGTATACTGTGTCTCCGAAGCCGCATAGTTAGGATTGTGACGCGTAAACTCAATGTTACTCACTTCAATATAGGGCAAATAGGTTGCGACCTGATTCTCGATTCTGGAAGAGATCTCTGCCTCCACCGTATCATGTTGGTTGCTGAACAAATAGTTTCTCAGACCCACTCCAAACTCAGGGATCATGACCCTTTCACCGGGAGAGGTCAGCAAGAGATTTTTAAAATTTTGCTTGCTATTGGCGGCGATGGTTTTCGTTAAAGCGTAATAGCCGTCCTCTTCGCTTCTCTGTAATGGTATAATTGGTGAAAATCCGAAAGCCAATGTTCTTTCCCTCTCAAGATATAATTAGGTTTCTTGCCTAGAAATCACTTCATTTTAAGTAATTGTTATTTTGGGCCTTTCTCTACGTTTCCTCCGCGGTTGGCGGTGGCGTTTCGTTCGGCGGTTCTGGGGGCGTCTCTGTGCTGGGTGGCAGCAGAAGGGGTCCGTACTTGATTTGCTTGGCTTCGCCGGCGACTAAGTGGTCGCACGACGGCGGCTCCACTCTCATATCCTGTGCTGAAGAAAAGTTTGGGTTATAGCCGTTCAGAAGTTTAGCTGCGACACCAATGGGAGTGAAGGGCCCAGGGCCCCCTTTCCATATCCATGGGGTTTTCCAGAAGGGATCAACAGTATTGGCCATGGCACCTAAAAATGATTTAAGTATGCCTAGACCGATGGCCCCCAGATCAATATTAAACGCCGGCGACCCATCCCCCGCGGCGGGGGTTCTTTGGTAATCTCCGGTCGCGACCGCGACTGCTGACAAGAGTGTTTCTGTGGCCGCGGCGGTGGTGCCATCAAAATTGTATTCGACAGCGGGGTAGTATTTTTCAAGCAAAATTCGGAACATGAGCGTTAAAATTGTTGACTGTTCCTTCACGAAAAAGCTTTGCAGCAGTTTCGTAAAGAATTCTCTTTTTTCGCAGGGGGCGCCTTCGATCATTTTGCCCATAAACTCTTCGGGTCCTACCTTTTTGTCCGCAAACTTAGCAGTTAATGTATAGATATCTTTTTTAATTTCATTTTTGTCAAATAATACATCTTTAATATCGGCAATTTGGTCAAAAGCCGGAGCGTTGTATTCGTAAGGATAAACGCGGGTGTTGCCCAGGACATCAAGCAGTGTCCCCTCTGCATTCTGGAACCCAAAAAACTCTGCTAGAGTGTTAGACTTCCAGGTCAGGAGGTCGGCGCCCCCGCCTACGTTCGCATCCCAAGCGTTGCCACCGGTGCCTGTGGTTGACCAGTCGCTCTTTTTAATATATTGCAATTCATTATAAGCAGTGAGCGATGTTACCTCCTCATCGTCGAGGTCTTTCCAAGTTTCCCATTGAGCCCCTGGTCGTATTTTGGCGCACAGGTCAGCCGAGCCCCAATTAGCTTTGGGGTCTGCAAAGTCGGGGAGCGCGACCTTCATCAACTCTTCGCCGAACTCGTTCAGTGACAATTGATAGAGGAAATCTTGCACAACTTTGGCATATACGTGCTGGTGGATTGTGAAATCGTACCCATTATAGCCCGTTTGCCCCGGCTCGTTGCCTTCGCCATCACCGGGATACCATGGGGCAATTTTGGCCGCGGATACACCATGAGCGCCGACATGTTCAATCATCGCTAGCTGTTCGTCTATCCATCCGTTTAAACCGTTAATATTAAGGGTCTGCAGATACGAAATGATCTGCACTGCATGCGGTTTGAGGAAATCGAATGACTCTTTGCCATAAAGAGTTTTACCTAGCGCAGCTAAATAAGCGGTTTTCATATTCTTAAAAATGGCCTCCTTTTTGGCCGATTTTGAGCCGTCGTATCCAGTCGCGGCGCCGTTGGCCGATGCCCGGATTACATCGTCATTAAAGAAGCAAAGGTTGTTGAGTTTACCCTCGTCGACAATATGGAGCCAGTGCCTCCACCACCATTGCGTAAAACGATGATAACCGCGGTATCCGCCATCATAATGGCCACCCGCGTCGTGAGAGGGGGCCAAGTGGAAGTCCGCAGTACTGCTGGACTTCGCTGGGCCCCAGCCGCTTGTTTTAGAATACGCTACTTCGCGCCATTTCGTCTTTTCTGCCCACCGCGTAATTTGCCGGCCGCGGGGCCAATCCAACTTGCGAATCACATCGCTATACCCATAAGGCCCTCTTCGGGTCACAGAATTTAATATGTCCATATGGACACCGGTGGCGTCGTTGTCTTTGCGTTGATCATGCCACTTCCATTCCACTCCGAACAGCCATGGCCATTCGAATGACACGTCACCGCGGGGATTTTCTTTGTAATTGGCGGCTGAATAGGTGTCATAGATGTTTTTAAAGTCTTCGTAGTCGGTCTTTTCGATGCCGATAGATTTCATTTTAGCCTCGGAAAAGAAATCATTCCATGTGGGATGCTTGTAGGTCTCTTGGGCGCTCTGTGTATTTTTCTTATAAATTTTATAAGCAAAATCAAACCAGTTGGACTGAAAGTCGGGCGCTATTTGGGTTTGCACTGTGTAGACTGGAAACGTCACATAGCGGTGCGGTTTTCCGCCGTCAATTGTGGTCCGGGAATCGATAAGGTCGACCTTTCCTGTCTTTTCGCGCAAAAGGAACATGGCCAATTCGGCTGAGGATTTTTCGTCGACTGCACCGGCGAGATCCGCGCCAAGAGCGGATGCATCAAAATTATCTCGGATGTCGGGTCGATCAATTTCGGATACGTATTGAGCAACTCTTGTAGTGAACTTAATCTCCAAAATATCATTTACCGGTTGAGATAAAAACCATGTAAAAAAGTTCACCCGGGTGTGGTGTTCAAGCCCCGGTATTGATTCGATTTTATTTTTCTCTTCGTCTGAAAGATATTTCCACCAGGAGCGGTCCTTGTCCGTCTGCGCGGAATGTAGCGCTTCGTCTCCATACTGCTGGAATAAAAGGGTGTAGAGCGCCTGGGTCTCGGAGTTGGCGTTAGCTGCAGCGAAGCTGGGGTCGAGAATGTTGGTGCCCATCCCGACGGCGCCGACAATGTCCTGTTTGCGCGGCAGCAAGCTGCCAATATCGCTTAGCGTAAACCCATTTGCATAAGCGTCGCGGAACTTCCAGGCCGTTGAATGGGTTCTAAACAAGTCCGGAGCGTGGGCCACTCCAGCGGCGTCCACTCCCTTCCCCGCTCTCCATGGGTAAAGAAATTGACTCACCATGGTCTCGAAATCATTAATATAAATCTTGCCCGTCATCGCCCATTCCATCTCAGGGTATTGTTTCATAAGAGCTACCTTGTCGTCGTCCGTGAAATCAGGGTCAAAATTATACCGGAACACTTTCCAAAACAATGAATGTTCGCGGAGCGGCTCAAACGCGTTCTCCCATCGTCCTCCCGCCAGTCCTCCCTGGGCATAGTTCCATGCAGACCCTAGTGGGGTATAATAATGCCTGTCCGACTCGATGCTGCCATTGGTTTCGATTAACGTATAATCTTTATGCAAAAGAGGCCTAATCTGAGGGAAAAGCAGTATTAGCTTCGTTTCATTAAGAAAGTTTGCCACTTGTTTGCGCGGCAGCGCTTGGTTCGAGACGGCTGCGCTTTCCCACATTGCGAATTCGTTACGTAACAGGTTTCTCTGCTTTTCCGTCAACTTGGTGAAAAAGTTTTGCCTATAATTCAATTCTACAAGCTTCTCGGTTACAAAGCCCGAATTGACTCCGCCCAACGCCTTTTCTAGATCATTGGTTTTTATTGCAGTGGGGGGATTTGCTGAGAAATTGCGCATGGGTTCATGATGGCGTCTTTGGAATGTAAATTGATTGGACGTTTTGGTCTGACCGGCGGTCTCATCTATCAGGTCAAAAAAGAGCATCGTTTCTTCGTGGTGCCATGCCGAAAGGCCTACCCCGCCCTCCTCCGTGAGATCTTTCGAGGTGCTGTCGGCGACGGCTTCCATGGCGTCGCCGATGTCGGCCCAAAGGCCCCCAAACGCGCCTTCATCCAGCACGGTGTCGAGCAGCTCACTCGCTTCCAGCTCGAAGCTGCCTAATTCTTCGGCATATGGGCTCTTTGTGCCGGTGTGGAGAGCGTACGCTCCGCCATGGCCATCTTCCAAGGGCACCGTGAGATCGATTTCCCATGCGTCTCCCATTCCGTTGAGATAAGAGGTTAATTGTTCGTTTTGCAAAACCTTTAATTGGTCGGATTTTTCAATCACATCCAACAACTTCAAATGAGTCTCGTTCGCGGTTGTCCCTGCTTTGGTACCCGGGTCTGTGATTGCCACCTGCTGAACCAATCGTCTATCAAAATATCCGGGAGTGTTGTCAAGTTCTTCAGGCATGCCTTTGAAAAGCATATTTTTCACATACTGCACCTGCTCATGAATGAGAATGTCCAAGGCCGTTCGAGTGCTCATCGTTTCGTCCATATAGACAATACGGGAAATGTCGCGAATGAACTCTTCCATAATTTCAGTATAAAAGTCGTCAATACCGCTGCCGGCAACTGTTTTAAACTGTCTTTGCAAGGCTCTCTCAATTTCTTCAAAAAGATAGACATCAAAGAAGGCCTGACGTTTTAACGGCGAGCCTGCTACGGATTTGGCCATCTCGGTGGCGTATTGACCCTCTGTGTTGGCAAAGCCAAAGATAAAAAGACTTTTCATTACCTCTTTAACGACGATGGAGCGCACCACGCAATCCAATGCAATTTTAATATAGGCAAGATTGGTTGCGTTTTTCTGGACCGCCATTGGGTTGACGCACTTGAGCGCATCAGTCAAATTTTGAACCTGGGCGTTTAGCACCTTGTGATTGAAAAACCCGAGGAAACATTCCCCTGCGGCGGTTTGTGGAATTGCCTTTGTTAGCCTCAATTTCTCAAATATTTGAAGATTGAGGTTGATGGGCTGCCCCTGCTGTTGACGCACATCTAAAAATAAACCGTTCCGGGACGTTGAAGTCAACAAGTCATGAAACATGTCATTTAATGCTGACATATAAAGATCATTGTCTCGAACAAACTTTTCCAAATTTATTGAATGTGTGTTGGTTGAGTCACTCATACGACGTCCCGCATAAAACGAGCCTGAAACATATTTGCTCTGGAAATGTTCAAGAACAGGCGGTTTTTCTGTGGCGTATGTATACACAGACGAGCCCTCGGCGCCTAGAACAGATAAAACCAAATTCGCCTGATTCGACTCTGGGAAGTAAAGATCCAACTCCGCAACAGCGTCTTCCGCTAGCGCGGCGGCGGATTCGGCGGCAGCTTCTGCTGCAACCTCCGCTTTGGATGGCGCGCCGGGAAGCCAAGATTCCGATTGATTGTGAAGGTAGAGGCAGACAGCGTTCATTTTTGCCCAGCGCTCTTCTTTAATTTTCTTCCTTCGTATGGCCTCCCACAGAGTGTCGCTGTATGGTGAGCCCATGCCCTCAAAATATTCTATATCTAGAGGGCCGGTGTTTATCCAGGCTTTGACCTGATCATAAATCTCCAGCATGACCGGCCAATCCTCGTAGGTAATGCCCGTCACCGCGGTGGAGTCCTCGGGGTAGAGAACGCTGCCCCATTTGGATGCTGGGTTTACCGCAAGCTTGTTTGCGCATGCTGCGAATTTTTGTTTATATTCTGTTTGCAATGTGGGCAGTGATTCCTGAAAGTCGCTTATCTGCGTGGCCGTCGGAACATACTCATCCAGCGGGACGTCTACGGTGACGTTATAATACGTCTGTGTCGACTGGTTGAGGGCCTCCACCTGCTTTTTGGGGTCCAAGTGCATATGCATCGCTTTTCGAATCTTTTCGGTATCAGAAGGGGGGGAGCCAGGAACAGAAGAGGCGTCGACAATGAGTTTTGCATTCTCCCAGCGCCTAACGCAGCTGCTGTCCTGGTCCGCGATGCCCATCAGCACGAAATTTTTGCCGTACCAAATCTGGTGTACTGAGGCTGCTATAGCGAAGCCCCATTTTTGCGCCTCTTCGTCATCCCAGCCCGTCTCCGAATCCAACAGATATTGGAATTGGCTGACCTGTGGGTCTTGAAACACATATGAGCCGACTTGCATCGTCAGGGTCGTCTGCAACAGCGGCGCAATCGCAGGGAAGGGTGTATTCGCGTAGAAAAACTGAATGCGTCTATCGATATCCATGCCATCAGGAAGCGCGCTAGGGTCAAAACTGAACATGATGCGTTTGCCGTCGGGAGACGCCGTAAAAAAGGCTGTTTTTGCTGCCGCATCTTCAGGGTTAAGCATAGAAATAATAGCACTTTGAAGCCTTGAGGCTGCAATGCCTGAATTTCTGCGCTCTGCGGTAGGCAAAAGCGCGATGCGCATCGCCTCGATTTCATCGTCATCCGAGTCCGGGCCGGCAATCCTATTCGCGTTATATGGGGGCACCACGGATATCCCACCTTGTTCCCCGATAAACCCATATAAGTCTCTATATATATCTTTGATGCGACTTATTTCTATCTCAAAAACATTCTCCAAGTTCCCAAAAATAGCGTTGGCCGCCTGGGCGCTGGCAAACTTTTGGGATTCATGGTATGGATCAATAGACGGTTTGCTTTCGTCGTTATCATCATCGGAACAAGTCTGAGTGGGCGTCATTGGACCGCCCAAAATGTCCCCAACGTTGTTAAGTGCTTGATTTAACAGGCTTCTGCGGTTTGCGTCTGCATCCGACATGGCTTTCATAAGCTCTTCTGGGGTCATGTATTTCGACAACTCTAACTTCTTGATGTCTTCGTTTGTTGCCCCGCAGAGGTTTAAAATTATTTTTCTCTGCCTATCGTATGCGTTTCTAGCTGCAATGAGCAGAGCGGGATCGATGTCTTTGGCAAGCATCTCAACAAAAGCATATACACCGTTCTCGTTAACATAGTATTCATAAAACTGCGTGCCTTGAAGGTATTGCAAAGATTTCAACAAATCCAACAATTTATAATGGAGGCGGTTGGAGCCCGTTTGACGCAGCAATGCCACCATTTCGTTAATGGTAAAAGCAGCCGAGATATCAGCCAATAATTTCTTGTATTCTGCCAAGGTTAACTTTGTGGCGGCGGAGATCTCAATGAACCCTTTGCTGTTTTTAACGCTGCCGGAGCGGGCGCTAGCGTTCATAAACTCGCTAAGATCTATTTTTCCGAGGGGAGTTTCAGGTGCATTGGCTTTTTCTGAATCTGAACACGCTGACATTAAACTTCTCATAATATACATGATGCCATTTACGATCAGATCTCGAACCAAATTCATGGCCAAGTCATAAAGCGCTTCTTTGAACCCCTCCAGGATATCCAGAACAGGGAAATCAGTCTGCAAGAACATCTCCACCCTGCGCTCTGCCGCTTCCGCAACCTTTTCGGCATCTTCTCCGATCTTTTTGGCAACTTCCTCTGCATTAGAGATTAAGTAATAGAGTGCATAAAGCGCGGCGGGTACAATAGCAAAAATCGCTGCGCAGATCAAAAGGCCGTCGTCCGGATCGTTAAAGAGATCGTCCAAGACCCCCTCTGCCGCTTGTTTGCCGCCCTTCATTTCAAAGCTTTTCTTAAAGGTGGCCATGGCACCTGTGTCGATCTTTTCAATATGCGCCAAAATTAGACCGCAAAGAGGGCGCAAATCGTTTTGGAAATGCTTCTGCCGCTCTTTCTTTTTCAGACCGGTCCAGTAGCCCGTCAATCCCAGTGTCTTTTTTGCGTCGTTGTATTTTGTGAGCACTTCTGGTCCGAAAGTTGTAATTGCGCGATGGGATGATGCGCCACCGTCGCCTAATTTTAGAAAACGTTCGATTGCGCCGACTTCGTTGGTTTGGCTCAGCGCAACACCGGGCGGTGCTTCAGAAAAGGGATTCACTGTGGCCAAAATGGGGATGAACGTGTTGATGAGGAATTCATAGGCGTCGACTTGTTTCTGAATTGCGCCTGACGCTTCTTCTAATTCGTCAATCTCCCCTGTTAACTCAGAAAGTTCTGCTTGGTAGGTCTCTAAGAGATGGCGCTCGTTGGGTGGCACTTTATTTTTACCCAGTAATTTCTCTCGTTCCTGCTGCTCGGTGATTCGAGCTTCGAGCGCTTGCACGCGTTTTGCCTTGCGCGCAATTTTATTATCCAAATTTGGGCTGACAAAAGAGTCGTCGGCTGGTTTGTCTTGACGCGCGGCTTGTGCCCTTTTCGCGGCCCATTGTTCGTTCAAGTCTACAAGAAAAAGTTCCAAATTCTCTTTCTTTTGCCATGTGGACAGTTGATTACCGACAGAGATGGATTCCCCGATTTTCTTCGCGCCCCAAGCTGCTGCGCTAGCGACGCCATCTTGCAGCCCTTTATCCAAAGTTTCCATGGCAGCAGATAATTTCGCTGCTATCGCTTGGCCCTGCGGGCCCTGTTTTGCGACAGCGTCGACAATTTCATCCTGATAAGACCGATACTTCATAATGGCGCTGCGGCAAAATTGCCTCTTAAGTTCATCAATGCCCAAAAGCTGCATGAGGCATTGCGCCGACATTTTTATCAAGTGTGGGATCGAAATATGATTTAGCACCGACTTATAAAGATCATCGATGTCATCAATATTCTCAAATTTCCCCATCATAAAATTGTCGCCAAGGACATCGCCAATTTTCTCATATTGCGTGGCGACTTCTGCCCGGGCATTTTGTTTCGCCATCTCGTTTATGCTAGCCTTCGAGGGGCGCGTCTTTTTATAAAAATCATCATCCAAAAGCCGCACATCCCCAATAAGAAACTCTTCAATTATCGTTTTGGTTACCGCGGAGTGAGTAAAATAAGGCATCGGATAGATATATTTCCGAAGAAACTTTTCGCAATCTTCCGGCTTTTTAAAAGGAGAATTCGCCGTGACAGTGTATTTTGCAAAAATTTCTTTTAAATGTACAATCAGCGCGTTGGTGGTTGGGTTGAGGAAAAGCCGATGGTTGACGAGAGAGTCCTGTCGCAAGGATTGTGCAAATTCCTCCTCTGATTTCCAGGCGCCGGCGGAAAGGCGTTGCCATTCCCATGTTTTCTTCGAATCTTTGGGCTCAAACACTGCGATGGGGGCGCCTGGATGTCGATGGCTGCCTACTTTTAGATCAGTTAAACTGAAGCTCATGTCGAATTTAAAGTTTATCATTGTTGAGGGAGGGATCTTTGGCTTCCCGCTGGCACCTGCTGGGAGCGCGTTTCTCACAACCGTCCCAATATCCGTTTGTAATGCGACTAATCGGTCAATTTGAAGTTGCAAGTTAAGGGGCTTTTCAAGCTTTATACCATAAGCCCTTATTCTATTATCCAAGTCGGTGAGAACTTTAGTCGCGAGATCTGCGTATGCTTTTAACCCTTGAAGAGAGTAATTAACCGAATAGTAGTCATAGACCTCTTTGCCGACTTTCTTAGATATTTTTCTTGAACTTTCCTTTTTCATTGTTACGGTTTGGGGGGGCGCTGTGCTTTGTATCGTCTTTTTCTGTTTTACCGTATTTGTCCGCGGATCGTCCTTCGCGGCTTTCTGAATCTTTTCTTGTTTTTTCTGGTTGGTGGCAGCCTCTGCATATTGACCAGCGTCGGAAGGGTTGTTCTCAAGCAGCGCTTTCTTATTCCAATATCTCATGAAAACGGCTGGTAAAATAGACACTTCGTACATGATATCAGAAGGCGTGATGCCGGGGTGAACCGGCGCAATCTTTTGAAGATTTAGTATGCTGGAGGCCGCTTTAAGGTCGTTGAATGCGGCGGTTGTGAGTTTCTTTTTAGATTTGGCTTTCAAATAGTTGCCATCGATCAAATCAAGAATGAATTTTTCCAACACCATTTCGATACGGCCATATTCCCCTTCTGTCGGGCTCGTGTCAATTTTTGATGCTTTATCATAATCTTTTTGATCAAATTCAAGGACTCCCAACATAATGAAGGGAGTCGGCTTTTTAAGCCCTCCTGACCAGCCTTTGCCCTCGGTGTATCCTACGTCATACTCGGATCGCCAAAGTTGCTTATAAAAAGGAAAATTGTGGAACCGATTGTTCTGCGCAAACACCGCGAAAGCCTCAAATTTGGGCTCGCGGCTGGCTGCATACATTTTTATTACAGGAGGTTTCATTTTTTATTCCTTCGAATTAATTGGTTCTATTCTTCTCGCTAAGAATGCTGTAGGCTCCGATCTTCTCTAGTGCGTTGAAATCATTATTAATTCTATTAAAAGTTTGGCTTATTGCGCCTTGCATTTGCTGTAGACCCTCTAGAAGAACTTTGGCGCCGCCCATCATCCCGCCTTGAGACGGTAGGTTTTGACCGCCCAAGACGGCCGTTGGGTTGCCAGTGCCCATCGTGCCGAGCAAAATTGTAAAAGGATCATAATGGCGGTGCATGGCCATTTGCCCATTAAACACTCCTTGCGCAGTAATATGCTGATATACCACAGACGAGAGATTGTCGACGACCTTGGAGAGGGATTTTAAATATTGCAGCAAATTATAGCCCTTTACGAGCGGCTGCAAGTCTCTGTCGTTATTGCCGGCGATTAAATCGATGCCGTAGTGCGCAGCAATATCACCTCCTCTAGAATTTGTAGAGTTTGTTCCGGTGATCAAGCGGATACCGGATTCGCGAGACATCAAAACAACGTCATCGGCTTTGATAGCTGCTAAAGATTGGGGTCGGCGTTTGCCGGCAACCTTTTTATAAGTGCCACCGGTAACGCCGAGCAGTGTTTTTGAATCTGACTTCTGAGATAGATAAACGTATGCAGCATCTTCTTTCAAGTTGTTAGGGGTCCGTAAAACAATATCATCTCCGGCTGGTTCGCCGGCTTCTTCGGTTCCGGCATCCGTGCTTTTGCCGGCATAGAGATAACATGAACCGCAACTGGTGTGACCTTTAAAGCGATATATTTCGTCGCGACTTACTTGTAGGCCGGCGTTTGCCTCTCCGGATACCAATTTGTCTCCAGGGTAGAGCATGGGCACAGGAACTTTTTCGATTAAGCGGTCCCCGTTGATTCCGTCGAATTTGGAAGAAACATCGGATGGGAGACCCCCAATTTGGGCTTTTTGACGCTCCGTTAGATTTTTTTCTTGTACCGCGCGGTTTTTCTTATCACTAGGCTTTGTCGAGGAACGGGCCTGCGCGGCGGGGTTGAAACTGCTCGCTCCGGGATCGCTGACGGCGGTGCTTATATCCTCGTCCGCCGCGTCGGCGGGCAATTTTACGAAGCGCTCATTGTATTCTTCCAGCCGTTGTTGGGCCGCGGCCCTTCTTTGGGCCGCAAAAGCCTTAAAATCTTCTTCCTGTTGTTGGATTATGTCGGCGATGGCCGCGGTGTCATATTTAAATATAGAATCATATTGTGTGTTGATTTCCTCAACGTTCGCCAAGCGATAATTCAGACTCAGCGTATAATCCAGGAACTCTTTTTTGAATTCTTTCTTGCCGGCGGCACCGCTAAATCTTGAAGGTATGATATCTTCTTCGCGGTTGTAGATCTCGTCGAGCAAGTTAACAAAAGCTGCGCGGTCGTTGGGAAGAAGGAAGTACTTCTTCTCCTGCGATGCAAGGTCATGATTAATATTAAAAATTATATTTAAATTATTCTGTCCTACTTTTTCTGCTTCGCAGTCTAATATTAAAGTCATAATGGATTAATCCTACAGAAATACGCCGTGGCCCGGCTTTGGACCCGTCGATGCAAGACCCAAGAGGATTGGACCACTCGGTATCGTGCGGCTCGGGTATTTACCGGTAGAAACCCATTTGGCGGCTAATTGATTCATATTGTCCAGCACGCGATTATAGGCTGCGGCGTGGGACAACCCTTTCACCATGCGCAGCCACAGATAATATACCGTTACGCGGCCATCAGATTTAGCGGCAAGTTGGCCGTGAGCCACAATGCCGGTAGAATTCGCGGGCGCTTTGCCAAAATACATCCCTCCACTTCTGACACCTGGAAACTTTAGGGGAATATTTGGCTTGGCTTTTCGGATGGCCTTGACGGTGTTGTATGCAGCTTTCATGGCTATGGCGTTGGGGATAACCAGTTGTTTGCCCCAGCCAAAGGGAAAAAACGCAACGCGCTGGTTTTTGGGGTCCCTCAATCCGTCGCTCTTTTTTGGCATTGAGGGTGCCTTTTTCATTCCTGGTTTATAGGAGGTCTTCGTCCATTGGCACCGTACGGCCATATCTATGCCGATTGAGCGCGGATTCCAGTTCCCAGCATGCCAGGTTTGACGATCTATAGAAACATATTGTTTCACATTCCCATTGGCGCTTATGCTGAGATGCGTTCCTAATCCTCTGTTGTTCAACACCCTCACCATTCCCTCTGCTGTGGACGTGCAAGAATCATGAATAATGATAAGATCAATGTTCCTTCGTCTTTTAGAACTTCCGAACCTCTTCTCTTTCGTTATCCACGAAGCTAAAACTTCCGGGATTTCGTGCGTTGTTATCTCCGCAACTGTTGGGTGGGGCTTTTCTTTGGGGGTTGATGCTGCCTCTCTCTTTGCTTTGGCGGCCGCTTTGGCTTTCTCTTCCGCTGACGGCGCAGGATCTAACTCTGGGGCGCCCCAGCCGGCTGAAGTAGGAGCGCGGGGACCCTCCCCGTCATTAGCCGCTTTGCTAACATCCGGATCGTCATGAGGATTATCCGGGTTGTCGGTGCCCGCGGGACTGGGAGTAAGAAGACTTATTATACGTATTAATTTGGGCGCTGAAAAATTGGCACTATCGCCGAAGGACACCTCCACCTCGGAACCGGCCGGGATAGAATCTAGCGCCGTGTGGGTAAGAGGGTCTTTAAGCACGTCGTCCTCAGACGTAAATGCAGGGTACGACATCATACGTGCAAAGTCGCGCGGCGATTCTGGTAGCGGCAGAAGGGCATGCAACTCAGGTATTCGGGCTAATACTCGCACCGACGTTTTATCCTCAACCTTGATTGAGGGAAGCTGTGCCAATACGATGGCCGTGTACTTAGTCTGTGACTTTAATTTGTTGGGTTCAAAAGTGTCAATCATCGCCTTGCGAAGTTGATTTATCGAACCCTCCAGTTTGGGATCAAAAAGAATGCGCTCCGACTGGAATTTCGCTATATTGTTGTTCACCGTCTGATTATATATGCTTTCTAATTCCTTGGCCATTACTTCTTATCTCCCTGAATCATATCGAGAAGTTTTTCTTTATCGGTCTCGCCTAATGAAGCTGGTTCTGATCGATTTTTATTAATTATAGAGGTGAGCTTGACAAGCTGCTCGTTCGAGCGCTGAAGGGTCTCCACATATTTCGAGGCAATAAGCCCCAAGTTTTTGTGGGTTTCAATATCGTTATTTTTCTTTAGCTCTTGGAATAAATCCGTCAAGAGCGCGGAAGTAATTGCGCGGTCGTTGCGAATATTGGAAATCGCTTCACCCACATATTCTTCTAGATCTTTTATATCTCGTCCCATCCCTTTTTAAACTCTCTATACCTTTTTCTTATACGATTCAAAGAACTTACAACTTGTTTGGTATTCAAGCCGGTGATCTCGCGTATGTATAGATAAATAGCCTTTTTATTGAAAATTTCTATTTTTTCAGCGTCATCAAAAAGCACTTGAATTGCCTGTACTGTTTTCTTTTCATTGGGCTTTAGGGGAAGCGTGTGCCATGAGTCGATTTCCTTCTTTAGATTCAAAAAAAATTCTAATTTAATGCTGTCTTCAATGATTGTATTTTGTTCGACCAAGGACGGATCTGTTTTTTCGTCTCCTGATCTTTTATCGATATAGAAGTCTTCCAGCAAAATCTCTTTGCGTGCCTTTTTACTCGTTTTTTTAACCTGGGCGATAAACCAGTTTTTCGTAACCACGCTAAAATATGTAAAAGCTTTGGAACCCTTGTTGGGGTCATATTTATTTAAAATTGTAATGAGCCAGTTTTTACAGTCATCTCGCAGGGCGTCACAATTGGGTAAAGTGTTGAACTTATAAGTGAAAACAATTTTATCTACCATCTCGTCAAAGACGGGGCCTATAAACTCTTTATATAGGTCATTTCTAATTTTCGAATCTTCAGTGTTACAGTATCCCACAATCGCGTCTTCATGATCTTGTGTGAAATAATAATTTTTGCGGTTACTCGCCATAATTTGTTTCTTCCTCTGGTTCTTCTTCTTGAATCTCATCGGTTTCAGTCAAATAAAACTCCTTGAAGCTGTCGCATTCGGCGGCGATACCCTTAGAATGCTCTAAAAGATTTCCGAGTGTGGGATCTCCCAAAAAGTTCTCCATATTATATACGATATCAACATGCTCAGCGTATTCTTGGATTTTATCCATAAAGCCATCTAGCTGGTCTTGGAAATGAAGGAAGCGCTTGAGAAGTTGTATAATGTACCACATAAGTACAAAATTCAACAGTCCCGACACGACAAGCAATATTGCAGTAACATCTATAATCATCTTTTTTCCTTAAGCTCCTCGATTTGAGTCTTCAAATCATCTTTGGAGTTCTCAATGAACTCTTTGGTTACGTCCCCTACCTTTGCTGCGGCATGCTTTTGTTTTGAAAGATTGGTGAAGGTGGAGACCTTTCTCTCTATGGTATTCGAACCGCATAAAGTGCAACATTCACAGGTTTCGGACATACCATGTCGCACTTTGAAGACTTCTTCACAAGTAGCGCACTCATAGAGATAAATAGGCATTTAAGCGCTCTCAGATGTTGCATTCTGTTGTGTCGATTCCCCTTCTTCCGTCTCATCCTCAAAATCCACTACTTCCTCATTATATTTAACCAAAGGTGGGTTTAGAACCACCAAACCTTCGTCCGAAAGTTTAACTCTAAAGCCCTCAAAAACTGGTACAATGTCTGTTTGTTCCATTAGGCTCTTTTGTAGTGCCATCATGATGGCCCCAATCGCTTGTTTTGATAAATTCATTTCACTCATTTTAATCTCCTTTTATAATTCTATAGCTATCCGAATCAAAATGTTGAGTAGAAAATTCGAATAACTCAGTGTCTTCTAGTGCGACCATTTGGTGGCGTAAACCGCGGTAAACATGGAAACTGTCGCCTTTTTCCAATATAAGCTCATTAGCTTCTGCAAGGTCATCATCGTCGGAATATTTAACTACAAGCTTTCCAGACTGAATGTAAAATACCTCGTCTTTGAGCTTGTGGTGATGCCACGAGCATCGTCGACCCTTCACAAAATATAGCAGCTTTCCGCAATATTCTTCACAGTTGACGATCCACTTTTCAAAGCCCCAGCCCTTGGGAACTAACTTAGTTTCTAAAGAAGTCTTCATGGTTTATTCCCTTGTCGTCGATGTAATGATCTCCGGCTGGTTTGCCTAGGATCAATCGGTGGTGTTTGATGCCCCATGAGTCGACCTGTTGCAAGGTCATATCAAAAAACATGCGAATGGCTTCTTTGGATTGATTGGCTGTGCGCCCCATTCCGCGAGCAGTAAATAGTATTATTGTATGACCTTCATCATATAAGCGATTAACTTTTTTTATGCGCGCTTTATGTGGCGACGCGTTTTCATAATTTCCGTCTGTTAAAGAGCACAAAGTTCCATCAATATCAAAAACATAGGTTTCACCGGTGCCTTCGAACTTTGAGGGGCTTCTTTTTTGATTTTCTAAAATAGAGGTGGTGGAAAACCCCGTGATATAGTTGAAGATTTGCACATCCGCGATGTCATTTCCAACCACTTCGTGGGGCTTATAATCGCCGCCTTTGACAATTAAGTCGGGCTGCAGTTCTTTAATCAAGGCGTATGGTGTATCTTCGGAAAACACAATCACGTCATCAACGTATTTGCAAGATCGAAGCATGTATTCTCTATCCTCTTGAGGGAAGAAGGGGCGGTTTTTTCCTTTTAGCTTGCGCACGCTGCTGTCACTATTAAGCCCTACGACGACTCGGCCGAGTGACTTGCAATGTCTTAAAAGTTCAACATGGCCTCGATGAAGAATGTCAAAGCACCCATTAGTAAAAATTGTTTTCATAGAGTGTTGACGCCTCTTCGCTGAACCACATTTGTGGCACAACTATTTGCAAAGGTGATTGCTTTCTCTATATCTGTGGTCTGAAGGTATTCTACTGCTAGGCCAGCGATGAAGGTGTCGCCCGCCCCTGAGACATCCTTAATTTCTACTGAATTAACGGGATAAACTTTTCCCAAGTGTCTGCAACCTTTTTCTCCCAGTGTAACGATTAATTTCGAGCGGATGGTATCTGTTAAATAATCTTCGGATCTTTGGTATTCTCCATTGTTTATTTTAATATAGGTAACGGTATCGCACCAGGGCCCCAACTGTTTTTTAGTGTCCAAGAATACACACTCGTGATTCTCTCCGATCCAACGAATATCTTCTTGTGCTAAAAATCCTTTACAGTAATCAGAAACAATCACCATATCGTAATCTTTTAAGGGCAAATCCTTTACATCACATCTTTCTATACTATCATCATTTTCGTCAATTCTTAAGAACATTTGATTAGTGATTTTATGAATATAGCGTGTTTTAATAATTTTTTCCCAGTTCTTATTGGTAACGATATCGCAGTCGCATCCGAGCGAAAGTATATTTTGCTGAACGTTCATGGCCATGCCCGGGTTGGTGACAGTATTAAAAGGTACAAAAACTGGTGCGGGAGCTTCGGGAGCAAGGCGTTCGCTCTTCCCGTAACAAAAGACATCTTTGCATGTTTCACCGATTACTAAAATTTTCATATATTACTCAATTTGACACAAGTCATCGAGACATAAAATGATTTTCGTTTTCTACCCTTTTTCTCCAATAGTTTAACAAATCAATCATAGTCTTTTCAAAAGAGATCTGCGGTTCCCATCCTGTATGATGTTTAAACTTAGACGTATCTGGTACCTGCAAGTCAGCATCTATCGGTCTCAGGCGAGACGGATCCACTTCTACTTTTATTTCCTCAATATTGGCTTGGGAAATAAGAAAATTTAACATATCTCGTACCGAGCACGTATATTGACCTCCGATATTATAATACTCACCCGCTGTGGGGTTAATTGTAACAAGCATATAATATGCTCTTACGGCGTCCCGGACATCTGCCCAAGTTCGCAAAGAATCTAAATTTCCTACCTTTATAACTGGGGGCAAAAGGCCCTTTTCTATCATGGCGATTTGTTTAGCAAAGCTGGACTCCGCAAAAACGTCGCCGCGGCGTGGACCCGTATGGGTGAACATTCGCGTGGTAATCGCTTTAATTCCGTAAGCCTCTCCATAATAACGCCCTAGGAGATCCGTTCCTACTTTTGATATAGCATAAGGAGATGCAGGGTGAAATGTGCAATCCTCATCGATGGGAAGCTTATCTTGAGGAACCCTTCCAAAGACTTCAGAGGAGGCACACACGTGCGCCACTGGGTCGATACCTAAAGTTCTGATAGATTCCAATAGATTGGCTGTGCCGATAATATTAGTTTGTAGGGTTTCAAGCGGGGCTGAGAAGCTGGTTTTGGGATAGCTTTGCGCGGCTAAATGAAAAATATAATCGGGATTAGCGTCTTTGAGTGCGTGCAGGACCGAGGCGTAATCGTTTAGATCTCCGTAGGTTAGGTGTATGCGGTCATGATTGTTTATGCGATCAAAAAGATGTTTGATGTTTGAAAAATCATCATTCCATCTACAAAAACCATAAACGTGCCAATCAGTGTTTTCCAGAAGAAAGTCGGACAAATGTGAACCAACCATCCCCGTAATTCCTGTTATAAAGGCGCTAGTCATTAAGCAAAATCCTTCGAATCATAACGGCCTAACAACTCTCTTTTGGCCGTCCAGCCGGGCCAAAAGGGCTCACCTTCTCTAATATAGACACTATAAATTGTCCTTCGCCAGCGCGTCGGGTGAGTGTTTCTATCGGCTTTATGCAACAAAAGGCCGTTAACCACAAGTACGTCTCCGGCCTTATACTCAAGCTGAAGGGTTGGAAGATCGTCCGACAGGGGGTTTCCGTCGGAATCCGTATAATCGCTCAGTTTGTAAGCGTCTCCGATCGGGGCAATCTGATATCGGTTTCCATCTGCGTCGGCTGAAAAGTTTGGGGAGGGGGCAAAGGCCAGCATTCCCAACCTATGACTACCAGGAATAACAATAAGAGATCCATTTGTGGAATCGGCGTCGTCGACCACCAAGGCCAAATTCAAATAATGGTTCCCGTTGGGGGCCATAGGAGCGAAATTATCTTGATGCCATATCGATCCCAACTCCTTCTCATTGTTAGGTTTGCAAAAAAATGTGGTGGTTGCGAGTGGAATAGCGCGGCCACCGCAAATGGCGTCCCCTATATCACACATCTTTTTACCTCTATGCGCCTGCTTGATGCTGGCATGATGATGCATATCCAGTCGTACAGTAATATTATCGCGGGCATAATGGTCTAAATCTTGGCGGATAATGTCTACTTCATCTTTATTCCACACTCCCGGAATTAGTAAGTACCCGTTTTCATTATAAGAGTTTAGCTGTTCTTCAGTAAGAGTGAAGCTGTCCATGTGAGTCTTGAGTTCGGTCATTTAATATTCTCCTTATACCAAGATAATGTATTTTTAATACCACTATCTAAAGAAATTTGAGGGTGCCATTTCAACACCTCTTTTGCCTTCGTGATGTCCACTGCTAATTTAGTTTTAATAGTTGGTTTGGTTTCGTCATATTTTATTTGCAAATTCTTCCCCGATGCTGTAACAATCGATTGTACAAGATTTGAAATAGATATCGACTCCCCTAGGCCAACATTTACTAGTTCATACGGGGTTTCTTGTTTCTCAAGAGCGGCTTCTACACACGTAACCAAATCATTAACGTGGAGCAAATCGCGCTCTTCTTCTCCTGTGCCCCATACAATTACCTCTTTCTCCGCTTCCATCACTTTTACCACTGTGGCGCCAAAAACGTGACCCTTTTTTAAATCATACTTATCGTGAGGGCCATAAATGTTAGACTGTCGAAGCACTGTGTGCTTGGTTCTTCCAAAACCTGCGAAAAACTCACACATCTTTTCCAAATAAACTTTTGTGTTTCCAGCACCAAAATACTTCGGAAGTATGCCAGTAGACTCGTCGAAGTCGGCTTCTCTTACTGGGGAATCGCTCGATTGATACATGATTGTACAACTGGGCATTATAAAATGTTCTATCCCTTGCTCGAAAGCCTCTCGCAAAAGTAGAGAGGTCATAACTGCATTATCAGTTACGTGAATATAAGGTTTAGATACAATGTCGGCGGCGCCTGTGGTAGTTGCTGCGTAATGAAGGATGACATCCACTCCGTCGATGACTCGGGCGACCTCGCTCGCATTTCGCAAATCGGTGACTATCCACTCCACATTTTCAGGACAGTCACCAGGGTGACAGTTGGTGCGAATTTGATCAACCGCTCTTATGTTATAGGTGGACGCAAAATGCCCCACCAAGTTTCGCCCAATAAAACCATTGGCGCCGCATATTAACATCTTTTTCATTGAAGTCTCCCATCCAGTATCAATTCGGATTCATTTAGACTATATGCTTTGTAGATCTCATTAACTACCATATCAACATCCATTGCATTCTCTCTATCGGGCGTTGTTTTTATATTAGTGGGGTAAACGTCCATGATAGACAACGAAGGGTTTTCTTTTTTTAAACTATTAGAAAAACCTCGCAGCCCCCACTTTGTTGCAGAATATAAAGTTCGAGGCTGTTTAACCTCCAAACCGACCATTGAATTTATATTTATTATCCCTTTCAAGTAGGGTAGCAGATAATGTGTAAGCAATATCGGAGCCTTTAGATTCACTTCTATCATATCACATATTTGCGCAATTGTATAATTATTTAATGTAATATTTGGACAAACAATGGCAGCGTTATTTACCAATACCTCGACCCCCTCGCTAATAGCTTCAAAGGCCAAATTTTTAACTCCTTGCACTCGGGCTAGATTATGATGTTTGTGTCCATTGTGGCGTAAAACAGGATGTCCGCTTTCCTCAAACTTTTTTGCCAAGTGGATACCAAGACCCGATGACGCGCCTGTTATTAAAACCTTGGGTTTCATTATAAATTACCTATTGTCCTTTTATGGTAGCCATATGGTGCTCCGGGGCAAACTTGCCAACACCGCGAGGCTCATCCATAATATCTTTGTAATGATGAAATATCTGAGTTGCTACTTTTCGTGCTACTGGTTTGATGATAGCAAAATCTTCCTTTCGCGCCCATTGAGCAAAATATTGATCGCGGTTCATACCGTTCACTAGGACTTTAACTGTATTATTATCGTTGCTTAGGTCTTTATAGTGTACTCCGGCCTCCATCAGACGTGAATAGCCATAAATGCGACTCAAAATATGAGCCAAAGCAGCACAAATAAAGACGTGATCTGGTCCTTTCCAGTTCTCGTCATACAGATCTTTAAGAGCCATTCTCCACTTTTTCGTGCAGATGGGGAGCATCTCATGATAATGATAGATAAGGAAAGCAGGATCACTCTCAAGGGGTTTTAAGTGGCCATCGAACGGGTGTCGGCCAATGCGAAACTGCGTGGTGAGGGCATTCAGATTGCGCCCAACAGGGTTAGTTGTGAACAAGGTAAAGAAGCCGTCGTCATAGACTCCCTTTTTACTCAATATTGCAGCGTCCCAGCCTTTGGCGAGACCCCAGAAATCGTCACACAGGCACCAATTAAAATAATAATTACTCTGCTCGATAAAATCAAACTGCAGTTGGGTGATTCCAGGCGAATTGGGGCCGCCATGAGCAGGATGCTGGTATATAATGTCGGGATATTTTTCCATCACTTCGCCATATAATTCCAATTGATCGTCGTCTATGATCGCCAATATATCAAAATTATCTTTGGAATCCGCCGTTGTATAAAGCATGTTAATAGTTTCGTCGAATTTTTCTGGGTTGTCGCGTGTGGGCAACAAAAGTATTAGATCTTTACTCATATTAGATTGCTCCTTTTAGGGCCTTGAAAACGTCCTTAGAGGTGTTGGCCACCTCTTGGTTCTCAAGATACCACTCAATGGTATTTTTAATGCCCTCTTCTATCGATATTTGGGGTTTAAAGCCCAGTTTATCGGCGCGGGACATGTCGAATACTCGTCTCGCGTCGCCTGTGGGCTTGCTTGTGTCCCACTCGATGGGTATATTTGCGGCATGGGCGATGGTTTCCGCGATTCTTTTGATAGAAATTTCGTCCCCAGAACCCAAATTAAGGGGCTCGGTGATTTTATTTTCTACTACGAACAGCATTCCGCGAGCGACATCTTTGGCATGGATGAAATCGCGGATGGCAGATCCGTCGCCCCAGACCTCAAGCTTGCCATTGGTGAAAGCTTTGCGTATCAGAGAGGGAATAACCATGGCGCTGTCGGGATCAAATGTATCATGTGGGCCATAAACGTTGGCTGGTCTTACAATACTGCATTTTCCTTGTCCATATTGTCGTTCGTAGGCCTGGCATTGAAGTTCTCCCATGCGTTTGGCCCATCCGCCAAACCAATCGTTTTTTGATGGTTGTGTTTTCCACACATCGTCTTCACGAAGGACTTCTGCGGGTTCATATACTCCTACGGTGCTTGTATAGAGGTACCACTCGACATTCTGCTTCATCGCAGCTTCAAGCATATTGGTGTTGAATTGCAGCATTGGGCCCATAATGCTCGCTGGTTCTTCGATACAGACGCGAGGAGAGCATTTGATGCCCACCAAATTGAAAACAAAGTCAATATTTTCGCACACTTGTAGGCACGAATCGTAGCTGCGCAGATCGACCTCGTGAAAAAGAATTTTATCCGACATGCCCGTGGGCTTTTTAATATCTGCCACGTGAACGATGGCGTTTCTCTCAAGAAGCAACGCTACAAGCTGACGTCCAATCATCCCTGCTCCGCCTGTTACTAACACATTTTTATTTTCAAACATCGTTTAAACCTCTGCAAAGCGCAACTATTTGCTCTTTGCTTAATTCTGTGTGATTACCAATATATAGACTATTCTCGTGTATATAGTCTGCGTTGGCTAGGTCGTCGGCCTGTCTAAAAGAATACTTTTTCAAATAAGGCTGGCGCGCCTGGTTTCCTCCGCCGGCGGTACCTAATCTATATTCTACACCTTCTGTCTCCAAAAAGTTGCATATGTTAGAAAGAGCCATTGCGTCTGGTTTTGCTAAAATCAAAGGGAGGGCGAAATTGCTATTCCCCTTTGTGTCGAAAGCCGTAAAATACTTTTCACTATCCAGATTGTCGAGCCAAACAGCCAGATTTTCTTTTCTACAATCGATATTAAAATCAAGCCTGTGCATTTGCTGGAGTCCCAATACTGCATTTAACTCCGTGCTTCTCATATTATAGCCGGGAACGCCGAAAGTAAACATAGGGTTGAGGCCTTCTTCATAATAATGGTCATGGGTTTCTTGCGACACTTCACGCGTCATACCATGAGAGCGGAAAAGCTTGGCGAGTTGGTATATCTCGTAATTATCTGTGCATACCATTCCACCTTCGATGGTGGTTATGTGGTGCCCAAAATAAAAGGAGAAGCAAGACATGTCTCCCCAGCTACCCACGCGGTCTTCCTTGAAGATGGCGCCATGGGACTCACAGCAATCTTCTATAAGCAATAAATTATGAGTTAGCGCAAGCTGAATTATTTTTTCATTTAACCCATTAAAACCCAAACAATGAACCAGCACGATAGCTTTGGTTTCTTCGGTAATGGCATTTTTAATATTTTCATACGCAATGGACATATTGCTTTTGTCTACGTCCACGAAAACCGGTGTCAACCCTGTATTGATGACGGACGCTACATCGGATACCCACCCGATGGGGGGTACAATAACTTCCCCCTGTTGTCCTTTTAGTTCGCGAGTGATGGCCATTGTTATATAATTTGCGGAGGCACCAGAATTAACAAAGACGCTATGCTTAACGCCCAACCATTCAGACCATTTTTTTTCAAATTCTCGAACTCTTTCTCCTTGTGTAAGACGAACATTCGGAATCTTTAAAAAATCAATTAAGGCATTTTTATCTTCGGCTGTAATGTTATCATTTATTAAAGGCCACTTAAATGTCATATCATTTATCTCTTTTCTGTAGGGTTGGGTTGTCTGTTGGCCAGTCAATGTTTAAATTCTCATCATTCCATTTTAAAGTAAACTGGTCTTCAACATCCGGGTATGATCCTTCGTACAACCACTTATAATAAAAAACAGCATCATCGCTCATGACATAAAAACCGTTTCCATATCCCGGTGGAACCAACACCATTTTTCTGTTTTTTGATGTCAGCATTGTCCAATCCCAGTGATTGTATGTGGATGAATTTTTTCTATTGTCAACAACTACAAAATATATTTCTCCATGGAGGCATGTCACTAACTTTGTAGACTTAAAGTCGCCGTGAATTCCTCGAAGAACATGCTTTCTAGAAGTCGAAACTTTATCATGGTTAAAATTTATTTCTTTGAAAACTTTTCCCTTCTCCCACAGAGTCCACAAGTCTCCCCTATAGTCAGAATAACAATCTGGTGACAGAATTTTAACCTCAGAAAATTTCATGCTTTGTATAACATTGCTGGAATTCATTAGCCGTTTTCCTCGTCACTATAACCTACCGGGCCGTATCCATGACTCTTAACAAGATCTTGAAGCTTTAAATAGTTGTTGATGATTACTTCACTTTTTTCTCCCTTTCCCCAGGGAGTATTTTCATCATATTCAAAGGTCAGTGTGGGTAGCTCTTCTTCGTATCTACTATACATGTGCATCGTGTTTTCCCATGATGTTTTAACCTCTTTGATTCCGAATTTTTTTGGATTATCATAAACAGGAGTGCCTGGGCGGACCGTAAAAAGTGATAAATAAACAGCATCCGGACCGGTCTCTTGTATAAAATCCCAAGTTTTATCAACAATGTCAGTAGGTTCTCCAGGTAGGCCCAGAATCATATAAATTCGTGTTTCAATTCCAGCTTTTTTAAGAAGTTTTATACTTTTCCTTGCTCTCTCAACTTTGATTTTTTTATTAATAATGTCCAGCGATTGCTGAGAAACACTCTCAACACCCATGCACATTATAATACAGCCGGCGTCTTTAGACAGGCTGGCTATCTCTGGCGTGACCGAATCAACACGACACTGTGCCTTCCAGACCACCCCGGTACTTCCTATCGCCTCTAAGTGAGGTATGGCTTTGCTTTTTTTGAGAGGCATACAAATTTCATCTACCATACTGATTCCACACACACCATACTCTCGCTTAAGATACTCAATCTCCTCTTTAATGAGTTCCGGGGATCGAAATCTTATACCCGGACTGAATTGTTTTGATGCCGGCATTGCGCAAAATGAACAGCTGTACGGACACCCACGACTAAACATTGTAGTTGTTCCTACGATCTTGTCGTATCCGGGAGTATTCTTTAATGTTAATAATCCTGGTCTAGCTATTGTTAATTTTGGCAAATATTTTCGAAGAGGATACGGATGATCGTTAATGTTCGTGCTTTTGCTAATATACCTTTTTTTTAACTTTGAATCGCGAATATCTTCAATAACCTGGATGATTGATTGTTCTCCATCACCTAACACAATTGCATCAAAAACCTCTAGTGTCTTCTCTTGAAAAGCTGTTGCATGCGGACCCCCTGCAATATGAAGTGCTGTCGGGTACCTCTGTTTCAATTGCTCAACAATTGACTCTTGTTCATAGAGGTCTAGGGTATAAAGAGAATGAAGATAAACATCACATTCTTGAATATGATAAATTGCAAATCTTTTTTTTATGCCCCTTAAATCTATTAAGGATACATCAACCTCAGAACCGAAATGAGATTCAAGAATTGTGAGTATTTGAAAATGTGTGTGTGGATCTCCCCGGAAGGGATCATGTAAATACTCACTACTTGGAAAAATAAATCCAATTTTCATTTTTATTTCCTCTTTATTGTGTCGACGAGCAGCATTCCCTTACTTTCTTTACTATCTCCGACGCAGAAGGTGGCAAGTTATCTACTCTCGGATGAAAGCCGGCTGTTCGATGTTTCAGTGCCATTGTGTGAATCGGTTTATTAGATTTCAGCATGATGCGATGTGCTATGCTGCTAGCAGCACCTTCCTCATAGTCATCATCTAATACAATTCCTCCAAATTTAGAAGATTTTAATGCTGTCAAAGACTCTTCACTCAAGTTAAAGGGCTTGATCCACAAAATATGATCCACATTTACCCTATAACCCTCTGACTCTAAAGATCTGCAGGCTTCTTCTGCAGCAAACCTAGTAATAGATATCGGAAACAAAGTGATGTCTGATTCTTCATGAAACGTATTCGGTAATTCTTCAGTGTTGTCATAGCTCTTTCGGTGTTCTGAGATGTAATAAACACAGTCGTCTTTCATGAAACTGTTATAAACACTTCTGTATTCTTCTGGTGTCATTGGAGCTGCTATCTTGACTCCCGGCATTCTTTGATAAATTGAGTGGTGGGAAGAGCCGGCCACCGGGCCGATACCGCCTTCCATGGCGATACTTCTAACCATGAGGGGACATGGGCGTTGCCAAATCTCTTGTGATTTCATGGCGTAATTGGCGATAATGGGCGAATTATACCATTGGAATCCTTGATATCTAACGACATAAATTGGTCGTTCGCCAGCTAGCGCTAAACCGGTGACAATACCTCCGCCTGCAACATCTGCCATTGAAAGTTCAACCATGCCATCTTCTTCATAGAGTTCAGGAAGGGTTCCACCAACCCAGCCGACGGCTGTGAGACATTGGCCAAAGCAACGGCTGCCGTTCGCAAGGTGGGTGCGAGTTATTTCTTTTATTGTGTCTCTAACTGTTTTTGCCATATCTCTTCTACTTTTTGCTTCGTTTGTTTATCAATCGCGCTGGCCTCTTCGCCTAAATCATCCATTTCTACCTGATATCTGTCAAAAATGTTCTCGTCGTCGATTCCCGCACCCGAATGCCAAAATTTTCTATGCGTGTTCACATTCAACAGAACAGGGCCATCAGAGAATGGATTTTTCAGGAAAGATGCCAACTCCAGCGGATCATCGCTGGTGTCAAAACCTTTCATTTTAAACCCCTTCGCCACGTCGGGCAATTCCCAATTGCGCCGCATCTTCTTTTCGGTTAAAATGGAAAGATTGTTATCCTCCACCACAAAGATCATTGGAAGATTTTTGGTGGAAGCCCAGCCTAGGGCGCCGAACACGTAGTCTTCTTCGGCAGATGCGTCTCCCAAATGCACAATAGTGGGGTGTTGGGTACTGTAACAATGGCCAACGGCGATTGGGGCTTGAGAGCCCATGAGGCCGTCATGACCAAATATATTTTTTTCTTTGGAGTGAATCGAAGCGGATCCGCCCATCCCGTAAGCGCAGCCTGTAGAGCGCCCAAGCAACTCGTCTACAAGCGCTTCAGGCGGTGCGTCATAAGATAAATATGTCGAGTGGCCGCGGTGTTGAATAAAGATATTGGGGTTAATTTTTTTCTGGTGTAGCACCTGGGCTATAGTCGCAGAAATATACTCTTGACCCGCAGAGAGGTAGATAGGAAACTTAAACATTTTACTCTGAATTCCGTTAAATACATATTGTTCAAAATTTCGACACAATGACGCCCTTTTGAAAACGTTTATTCTAAAATCCCTGCTCATAGAATGCTCTCCCAGCAGTCAAAACTATTGCGATCTATTGCTTTGACGCCCCCTATCGAGGCTGCTTCGGTCAAATCTTTTTCATTGTCATCGAAAAAAACGTATTCTCCGCAAACATCCGCAATTTCTTTTATATTATACAGCTTTAGGTCTGTTTTGTAAAGTAAAATCTTCTTATAATTGAAAAATTCGTATATTCCAAACCTCTTTAACAAGAGGACCGACGGTTGCTTTTCATACTCGACTTCGTATATGCCACCGCGGGAAAGAAACCCAATGTTTTTACCCAAAGCCTGTAACTTTTCTAGAACAGGACGGATGCCGGCGTGTAGCGAACATGTGGAGAAAACATCATCAATAATAGTATCCGACCATTCTCCCTCAATAGTATAAGGTAAGAGCATTTGTTTTGCCCATATGGGCTCCCCGGTTTTGGAATTTGTATCCCAGACGGTGCGATCTAAATCAAAAATAAAAGTATCATACCGCGCTGCTAGGTCCGCTATCATTCTTTTTCTCCACAATCATGGTGACGGTGTCGGTGACCACGTCCTTAAACACAGTCATCAACTTCTTAAGAACTGCTCCGGACACAATGTCGCCCGGGCCAGCGACGGTTGTTGCGTAATCTGTGATGAGACCGCCCCTTAGAAAAGTAACATGTGTATCGTCGGGCAAATCGGCGAAATAAGAGGAGCTATCAACGCTCGTTAAATGAATATTGCAATTTGCAAAATCATAAGTCACGGTCTGTGATGGGGGCGGATCTTCAAGCCATAAGCAGTCGTCTTTTTTGGGCGCTTCGAAAGTGTTATCCTCATAAGGCTTTCCCTCGCGACCGTAAAAATCTTTGAAACGTACCAAATCATGTTTATCGACGGGTGTTTCGATCTCCATTACCCATGCGCCTGGTTGGCTCACCGCCTGAGTGGAGTGAAAAAGGCCTTTTCTAATCATCATTTTCCCGCAAGTTTCGACAAAAAACTTATTACTGAGAAATGATATCTGCACATCCCCGTCAAGCACCATCAGTCCAGTGGTTTTGTTGGGGTGACAGTGCATTGATGTCGCTTGCTTGTGGGCAATATATAAAAACCAAAGACCTACGTGTTCATTTTCGTAGGCCAGGTATTCATAGCCCCAGGGCTTCTTAACTATGGTGTCTTCATAGCTCATTTCCCTCTTTTCTCTAAAACTTCATATCCAGTTCTCATCCACTCGCCCATAAAGTCATAATGAGGGGAGGAAACTATATTGCTATCAACAACAACCGGGCCTCTATGATAAGTTGCCCCAGCGTTGTTGATGTCAGCTTCAATGGCATAATAACCCGACACTGTTTTGCCTCTAAGAACATCTGCCGTAATCAATAATTGGGCGCCATTGCATAGAGAGAAAATAGTTTTGTCTAACGCATTCCACTCGCGTACAAATTCAACTACCCCCTCCTCTAATCTTAATTTTTCCAAAGCCTTAACGCCTCCTGGGACTATCAATAGATCATATTGCAGGTACTTTTCTCTAGTCTCGGAATCATTAAAATCAGACGTCAATACGTCACCAACCATGTGACATCCTAAAATTCCATAGAATCTTCCCAACTGATTGGCTACAATTGTAACCTCAAAGTTGTTTTCCTTTAAGCTGTGATAAGGGTATATTAACTCGTGGTCTTGAAAACCGGCATGAGTAAGGATAAGTGCTTTTTTCATATTTTAATTCCTCTTTTGTCTCTGACCTGTAAGATTGGATTCTCAATAGGCCAATTAATTCTAAGTGTGGGGTTGTCCCACGATAACGTAAATTGTTCTGACACGTCCGGGTAATCGCCCGGATATGCCCATTTATAGTGAAAGACGGATTGTTCGCTTAAAACCACAAAGCCGTTGCCCACGCCGGGAGGTATTAAAACCTGTTTGCGAGTGCGATCATCTAATACAATCCAATCCCATTGTCGAAACGTGTCCGAGTTGGGCCGGTTGTCGGCAACGACGAAATAAAGCTCTCCATATAAGCAGGTTACCAATTTCCAGGACTTAAAATCCCCATGAATCCCCCGGAGAACGTTTTTCCGCGATGTCGATACTTTATCATGATTGAACTCTAAATTAAAATTGTTTGTGTCTTTGTGCCATAAAGTCCAAAGGTCGCCGCGGTAATCAGTATATATATCCGGGGTGTACACCTGTACATCTTTTATTTTTTCCAACTGATTTTCCAATCTTTAAACTCTGCGGCCAAGCAATCAATTTTATAATCCTTTCGGCCGCCAACTACCTCTTGTATGCGATTTTTAGCTGTGTTTCGGATCCCATTTAAACCATGGGTAAGTTCAAGATCGTTGCCGTCCTTGATTCCTTTCCGATAGTTGGATTCGTTGTGCCATATATGCAGATTCATTTGCGATAATACAACCACAGCCCGTAACACTTCTGCGTTCAGTATAGCATCTTTACTGGTTAAAATTAAATTGATATCGTGCAGAATAGCGGCTATCTCTTCCGCATATTCTTCTTTGTGTTCCGGTATGAAAACTTCTTTAAGTTGGGCTATGGAGAGTCTGTCAATTAACTCTGATAAGGTGGGAAGGTACTTTCTTTCTGCGCTGCTCATTTCTTGCCTCTTATTTGGTTACTTGGAACAAAGCAGCACATAATTTTTTATTTCATTGGTGGGAGGGTTCTCCTCCTCCAGGACCACATTGGAAAATATTTTATTTAACTCGTCGATCATCCACTGCTGTTTGTTCTCGTCTCTAAAGTTTATCAAAAAATAGCCATAATTGCAAGTTTTAATTACATTATCGATATAAAATTTTATTCCTTTGCGATCCAACTCAGACAAGCACCAGTTAGAAACAACAAGATCGTATTCTTTAAGCTCGATGGACTCGGTATCATGGAGAGATACATTGGGATGCTTGTACAGGCTTAAATATTTTTTAGCCAACCCCAAGGTTTGCGCGCGATCAATCAAGTCCATGGATTTAACCCCATATTTCAAAATAATATTGGCTTGGCCGCCATATCCACTCCCAATCTCGCAAACGCTTTTGCCGTGAGGGTCGACCAATCGAGTCTTGATGTCCTGAAGAACCGACAAGAAGCATAAAGTGCCGGGACTAATCATTCCAGTTTTTTCATAGTGATAAAACAATGGGTTGCCGACGGCGTCATTGTTTTTATATTTGTCGATGCTCTCCATTAGTTCTGTGTCTTTAAGGAAATTGTACCATACATCCGCGATATTCTTGTGCCGGATATCATTCCCAATAACTTTGCAAAAAATATTATTTCTTTTGAAATTCAAAAGCTTTTGTTTATCATGGCAAATATTAACACATTCTTGCAAGAATGCATCCTCCAGGTTAGCTACGATCCCGGCATGCCACTCGCCGTCAAATTTTAATTGTGTCATTTTACTCCCCTTGCTTGTGGATTTAATTTGTCAAAATCAACAACCTTGTGAATCAAATCAGCTAGTTGGTCATCGGCTCTCCAATAATTCTTGGCGAGTTCAAAGTTCTTCTTCACTGATTCTAGACGCGAATAATAATCTTCTTCAGTCAAATTCGATAAGATTTCATCCAACTCTTCATAAGTGTCAAAAAAGATAACCCCGTTTTCATCAAAATATTTACCAACTTCACGAGTTCCCCAAAAAATAGGGATGGTGCCTGTAATTAAAGGATCGATAAAGTCCGTGAAAAAAGTATCCAATTGGCAATTCTGGATTATAATGCTAAACATGTGATCTTTTAGGGCCAATATCTTGCCGTGCTGTGGAAAGCGTTTAAACCCGCCGCCCCATAGCTCAATATTGTGCTTTTCAGCCAACTCATCTGCCACGCGATGTCTTAAAATGTGGCCAGGAGCCCATTTTTTCTCGCTCGCAACCATTGAAACGAGCTTGCTTTTTTCATGGACTCCCCAGTCATCATGGTGTACGCGTAAAAAACAAAACGGGAAGAGATGGCATTTTTCATATTTGTCCGCGAGTTCTTGGCTGAAAGAGAATAAATAATCTAGTTCTGGTAGCACTTCGGGCACTGCGTCAAAAGCCCATTGATGGACAACGGGAGGCTCCATAATCCAGCCTATCTTGATGGGGGAATTAACCGCTTTAATAACCCCGGGCCTCAAGAATCGATCCGTAAAAATAGTAATGCCTGAATATTCGTGAAAGTATCTCTTGCCCTCGACATAGCGCAATTTTTTGCCGCGTGGTGCTTTTTCGCCTTGTGTCGTTATATAGCCGAAATCCGGATGATCCTGGGTGTGGATAAAGTTGTTGTCAAAAAGATTAACAGTCAGCAACGGTGATTCGGGATCGTCGTATATACAATTATATTCCTCAAAATGTGTAGGGGAGGTAGGGTGAAAATCTAGAAAGGAGGGGTGAAATTCATAACCCTCTTTTTCAAAAAACCTCGGGGGATTGTTCGCATGTTGACCCCAAATTAAATCTCTCTCCTCAAGGAACCCTTCTTTTACAAGCTCCTTGATCGTTTCCGGTTGCAGTCCCAATACATTATATTTGTCGGGGTTAAAGCGCGATACGGCGCCTTTTGCTGTGGTGCGCAGAGGATATTGGCACAGGTCTCTATCGTAAAAAGCCACCGTCTGGTTGGGCATCTTTTCGATACTAGCTTTTTGGGAACCTTTAATTTCGAAGTCCCACGGGCTCCAATCATTATCCAGGAATTTAAGAAGAAATTCGCGATTCCAAACCGCGGGTTGCGTAGAAATACGATAGGGCGCATCTGGCTTTTTATGAACTACCATAAAATTATTAACTTGGCCCATGGGGGCAATATTGCCCTCAATTTGTGTATCAAATGTAAGGTCAAAGCGGCCGATTTTAGAAGTTCTGTGCATCAACCCTAACGCTGTCTGTATCATTTCCAGATCTGGTGCCCCGCAGAGCAAATAATCATCCAAAGAAAATATTACAAAGTCCTCTGGTATATCTTTCATAAAGTCGTGGATGTAACGAGTCCACGACGAGGCGCCTCCGACTTGTTCGGGGGCTAAAGAGTGGAAGGTGTGGTTTTCATTGTAAAAATCGAACTCGGGTGCGGCAAATCCTAAAAAATGGACTTGGGCCTTTGGCCAAAATTTATTATATAAATAAGAGCTTATTTTAACAATAGGAAGGGAGGCGTCGCAACAAGGGATGTATATAGCTGGTGTGTCCATCGGATTTTTAGATTTTCTCCAATATTTCAGGAATGGTGAAGCGCTCTACTTCGTTTGAATATTTGCCATCAGCTAAAATCTTTTCATGAAGATTTTCGCCGGGCTGTAGACCAATAGTTTTAATCTTTAATGTTTCGCCGGCAGGTAAATACTTTTCGGCCATGGCTCCTAAAAGGCTCTTAATGTCCATAGATTTCATGTCGGGCACATACGGCGCAGAACATGTGGCTGTGGCGAGACATTCAAAAATCAAAGCCACTGCTTCGTCGCGCGTCCAAAAGAATCTTGTAGCTTCTGCGTCTGTGACGACGACTTCTTCGCCCTCTTGGAGCAGTTTTTGCCATTTACATAAAACGGAGCCCGTCGAATAAATTACATTCCCATATCTAACAATTCGATATTGGGTTTTAGGGTTTAAAGTCTCATATTGAACAAAAAGGCTCTCCATGAGATATTTGGTGGCGCCATATACGCCAGATACTTGTGCCGCTTTATCAGTGCTAATACCCAGCACAAAATCAAACTTGTTGTCGCGCCGCAGAGATTCTTGTAGGATATTCATGGAGGCGATAACATTCGACTGAGTGCATTCATAAGAGAACTTTTCTGCTAAGCCTACATGCTTATAAGCAGCCAGGTGATATACACCGTCAATCCCTTGACATGCTTGATGCGCAATGAAGGGATCGCACACATCGCCAGTATATATCTCGATAGAAGGGTGCTTCTGTTTAAGTTCGATTAATTTGCCTTCGTTTCTGGCTATAATGCGCAGACGCAGGCCTTTCGCCAACAGTGCCTCTACTAGTTTTTCCCCGAGGAAGCCGGTACCGCCGGTAATAAGATATTTTTTATTCGTATCAAAATAATTCAATTTTACTCCTCCTCCAAAGTCTCGTATACTTTTCCTTGTCGGAGCTTGGCCTCAATCCGAAGCTGCTCCGAATGGTCTATTTTGTCTTCATTTAAAGGGTTTGCGCGATTATATACATAGACAACATCTTCGACATATTCTATTTTGGGGCCGGCCATTTCTAACATAGGATACATAGCTGCAATGTCTCCAGCCCTTTTATAGAGTTTTCCATCATCATCACATAAATCTTCTCTATTGATGTTTTTCCACAATTTGTATTTAAAAGTTCTCATGTGGCTTGTCATCCATTCCGATTCTCTAAACAGTTTCCTCTGGATAATGAACTCGGGGACTTGCTTTGCAAATTTGCCGCGAACTTTCTGCGGATATTCGACGTAGCTACCGTATGTTAAGGAGCATTTCTTTTCTTCGTAAGTTTTGGCTAGAATTTCCAGGCTTTCCTTGCGCGCAAACCAATCGTCCCCGTCAAGTACAGCAATTACGTCTTCGTCCTCTATCATAGCACTGTTAATGGCGAAATTTAAGCTCCCGAGGGGATATCCTCGCTCTTCAGGCTCCAATAAGCGTATTTGGTATGAATCGCCTATTTCGCGCTTAATGATTTCTCTGGTCAAGTCTGTGGAAAAATCGTCGACCACCAAGCATTCATAGTTTCTATAGGTCTGGGCCTTAATGCTGCGCAAACAAAGTGCTATCCATTCTTCCGCGTTATACACGGGCACCACAATTTTAAAATGCGTTTTCATTGTTAGTACGTCTCTACCACTTTTTTCACGATTTCGCCGCGTTTCTCGCGCATATATTTAATGAGTGGTGCGCCTTTAAGAGAAAACCACTCTTCTTGGGCAGCACCGACATTCCCATTGGTTATGACAGACATTCCCATCATGCGCGCTTCAACTATAACCCGCGAAAGAGTTTCGGGAGTTTTAGGAAAAAACACAAATGTTTTATTATCACTCAATTGGTCCAAAAATTCCTCGTAAGGGCTCGGGGGAATTATATGATATTCCATATTGTTGCTTTGACAGTATAATTTCGCACCCTCTGTGTTCTTATGGGGCGTCGCTGAAAACATTATAGAGGCAGCGTCTCTTTTTTCCTTGGAGGCGAATTCTAGCATTTTATCTAAAGACTTGAGACTCCACAAGTTGCCGCTTAAATTCACGACGTTCTCGATATTGAGATTTTTCTTAACAATGTTGGAATGAAACGCGCTTTGGCAAAAAACAGCTTTTGCGTTTTTATAGAACTCCACATTAATCAATACCCCTTTAGGAGCTATATAATCCTTATATATGGCGGGGTTTCTATTTCGTAAATATTTATGATCATGCTCATAGATAATATATTCACACTCTTTTTGCAAAAATGTTTTGCATTGTGGTGATAAATTTACAAAATTTGAAATTATGAAACGATCGTCTTTATGATCTTGGAGAGAGTCTAGGGTAACAAATGGGGAATTGATTTTTTTTATGGCGTCTGATTCGCCGAGTTCATCGATCAACTCTTCATTATTAAGTTCGCCACCGCCTAAAACCTGATCAACAAAAAAATCGGCAATAAAGAAATATTTACTCATACGCGATGGCGGTATTTTCCAATTCAGCCACCCATTCATCTAGATCCAACTCGTCGGCGCCGCCAACATTATGCCAAGTAATGTGATCCTTAAAGATGCTAATCATTTTCTCGCATTGCTGTTCTTTCGAAAAGTTCTCATGAATCCATTTCTGAAGCGCTGTTGCGTCCTTCTGGAAGCGCCCGTGATCTTTATATACCTCTCGCAAGCGCATTTTATAAGAGCCTTGGTCAGCATATGCCCACATAGACTCCGCTTGTAGCACTCCGTCCCATACCGCATGCGGCTGAATTGGACTTATCTCATAATCAACGGTTGCAAAGTAGGGCTTTACTTTTGTTTTCCCTTTTTTGTTTGTTTTGGGCATGCACAAGAAATCCAAGTACCCGCTCCATTCAGGTGCGACCACTGGAAGTCCCGAATAGGCAGCCTCAAAATGCGGCAATCCGAAACCTTCGCCATGAGTTAAAGAGACAAAAGCCTTTATTTGCGAGTCTTTATAGAGAGAATGCATCTCTTCTTCTGACATGTCGCCATGGAGCAAATAAACCTTGCATTGTCGATGAGGGTATTTCTCTAAAAGTTGCGTAAGAGTATTTTCGGCGCGGATTCTGTCGATGATAGATCCGCCCTTGGCAAATGTTTTTACCACCAAGCCAACATCCGGATTATCAACAAATTCTTCCACAAACCATTGGATTGTTACTTCTAGGTTTTTGCGGGGGCCCCATTGTGCCACCGTCAAAAAATTAAATTTTGTGTCTAATTCAAACCCTAGATCAACCTCGTCGTAATGTTTCACTGGATAATGTATAACTTCAATTGGTGTTTCACACTTTAAAGCTATGCGCTGGCCCGTTTGCTTATGTACGCCTTCGTATACGGTGTTGAGAAAACCAGACTTGGAGTGTTCGGAAATAGTGAGCACTCTGTCCATCATGTTGACCTTTTCAAGCCAAATGGGCGCCACCTTAGTGGTTTCGATACCTGCCGTGATGCCTATATTAATTGGAGCGAATTTCTGCCATTCATTGGGAATGCCGACTTGGATACTCAAATCATAATGAGGGTTGCCTTCGGCGCCGTATGCGGCTGTTTTTTCTATTAAGCCGTCGAGCCATTCGCGCTCCTCATCGTTTTCCCAAATCCATCCGGATTGTCCCCACTGAGTGGGTACTACAAAAATATCCACACCATCAATCATTCTCAGGGCGCGCAAAACGGAGCGCGCATGTTCCCCGTATCCCGTACGGGTGAGCATTGGACCCCTTACTATAACTTTTGTTGTAAATTCCATCTACGCCACCTCCTTAATGATCCAACTCTTTGGCGCTTTACGCGTGTCCCAGGAACCCAATCGTTCATGGATATCCGTAAAGATCTCATCCCATCTTTTGCCGAAGTCTTCAAAATTATAATTTTTTAGTACGTGGCCTCTGCCGGCTGCGCCTAGGGCCTCCCTTTCTTCTTTGGTTTTATTATAGATTTCTGTTAGCGCGCCGACAACGGCTTCTTCAGAAAGCCTATCTTCATAAATATAAGGAATAGCCTGTGAGCCGATTATTGCCTTAGAAGTGGGTGTAAGCCCTATGCCAAACCAGTTTTCGCCGTCAGTGACTTGTTCTTGTAATCCGCCCGTCATATTCACAATAATAGGGGTCTCGCATGCCAGGGACTCAAGCGTAGCTAAGCCGAAACCTTCCGCATCAGAGATATTAATCGTGCAGTCGGCCACATTATACATTAACGCTAAGCGCGCTGGGTCGACCTTTTCTTGGCTAAAATATATTTCACCATTAGTGAGTCCCAGGTTCTTAACAATAGCATCAAGATTTTGACCGTTAGGATCTTTAATCTCTGTGTGCATAATAAGCGTCGCTTTGTCCTTACCCACTTTGTCTAGAAATTTTGCAAACCAATGAATTAGCGAGCCGCTCTGCTTTCTCCGCGCATTCCTATTATTCCAGAAAAATATAAGCTTGTCTTTGTCGTACTCATCGCCCAGCACTTTAGTTTTAAATTCTTCAACATGCTCGGAATCCAACTTTTTGAATATCTCAGTATCGACAGAGTGTGGAACATATTTGCATTCTACTCCCGGTGAAACCGTCGTTACAACGTCTTCCGTAAGTTTGGATATCGCTAAAATCACGTCATTCGAGTCGTAAAATGGTTTATTGTAATTGGGGTAAGGGTGGTTGTCCCATACATGATAATAAACCATAGGAATATGGGGCCGTATCTCGTTTTCCATTTCCCATAACCATCCCCAGAAGCGCGGATCCGTCATAAACCACAATATATCTGGCTTTTCAGTGCGCAAAAGAGAACGAATCATATCTTGGGTACCATAAGCGTCGACTGGGAGAATCATCCAATCGTCTTTCCACTTCTCGGTGCGAATAGGGTCGTATTTAGGATGTTTTATTGCGCCGCCTAGACTTATGATCTGATATTTGCCGGTTTCCAGGAGTGCCTCGATCATGTATTTGGTTTGCGTGCCCACTCCGGATGGAGATAAGGGCATATCGCTAATTGTTAGGATTTTAATTTTTTTGCTCATTTACGCCTCATGTACAATGTTTGGTTTTATAATATTCGCACTTGCCAAATTTACCATAACAGGAAAGCTTGTTCTTGATAGAGTTGGACTTCTTAATATTATAGAGGGCTTTGTTTAACAATTTAAGAGCATTTTGAACTTTTTTTGCACCATTGGATACTTCAAATATTTCTACTAGATTAGATTTTGCAGTTCTCTTTAGCAGCGCAAAGTGGGTTTGGGCCGTGGAAGGGTCAACACCGTGTTTTTCACACCAAAAATGCTTGTAAAGGGTTAATTGGTAAGTAACAAGCTTATCTGATCTCCGACGGCTGTCCCAACCCCAAGAACAGGTTTTCCAATCAATTATATGGGTAATTCCATCCTTTGTCTTAATAACCAGATCAATAAAGCCTTTAAAATTGAGATCAGTTCCTTCGATTGGGTCATAAAGCGCTTCTTCCACCGACACCAATTCAAAGGCGCCGAAAGTTTTCTTAAGACCAGGCAAAATATAATCGGTCAAAGTCTCTCCTTGAGTGCGCATGCTCATTATAAGATCACCCCTATATTCGATCTCCGGGCTTTCAGCCTTTATTTTTTGGAGGTTTTTTAAGAACTCGTCCTGAAACATTTTCTTAGGCTCAAACGCTGGTGCGGCATCCGTGCTATGGAACTGAACTAGATTTTCGCACACTGTATGCAGCGCTGTGCCAAAAGCTGTGTACTCATTTCCTTTGAATTCTCTAAGGCCTTCAATATAGTTAAGTTTATGCTTCCATGGGCAAGTTACCCACTCTTTTAATTCGGAATATGAAATATGTGCCATGCTACAATTCTCTAATTATTTTCTTTTTTGTTCTTGGCGGGTGAAGATGCGCCGTACTTTGGCACCGGTGCCTTTGGTGGTGGTGACTTTACGGGTGGGGCCTTCGGTGGTGACTTTTTAACCGGAAGGGAAAAAATCCAAGTCCCTGTTCTCTGTTCTTTGAGCGCAGCATTGTGGGCGCTCCCGGCCTGTATAAGATCTAATTTCTTATACTTAGAGTGATTTTGAGCAAGCCATTTCAAAATATCACCGGTCGTTATTCGCCCCGGGGCGGAATTCTTTGTTGCCGCCCCAATTGTAGCGGTTACAATTAACTTGCCATCGCTTTCCTTTATTTTACAATCCATCTTTTTCTTCCTTCTTATTATCAACAAGAGTTTTAATTTTGTGGTATAATGCGGGACTCAAATCCTTGAGTCTCCCCCTATCTTTTAAAAAATAATTTTCAAAACCATTTGCCCAGTATTCCTTAAGCGCGGTGATGGCATAGGGAGAGTAAAACAAATCAGAGGTTAAAGATCTCAATGTTTCATACCCGACATCCCTATAAAGATACATATCAAACTGTTCATCATAGCTGGGATTTAAAAAATACACCATATTGGCTCTTTTGTCAAGAGGTAATATATGATGTAAAAATTTCCTTTTGCCTAAAAACTCGTTTTCAAGTGTTTGGTCTCCGTAGATCTCTTCGCGATTTCTTTCTTCTAATGAGTGAGCGATCTCATGTATAATATCGTCCAGCATGTCTTCTTCATTATCTTGTGAGTTGGAGACATATATGGTGCCGTCCTTATATATAGCATTAAAATTCTTTCCGTTACGTGAGAAATCTTCGAATGTTCCGATATAAATATTATCAAAATTAGCGGTTAAAGAAGCCGGAACTTTTGATTCGATATCGTGCAACACTTTATCTAAAGAAACCCCAGCAGAGATAGGGTTGATTACATATACCGGCTTGTCGAACAGTTTATATTCTTTAAACTCACTTTTATTTTGGGCGCTATTTTCCAGAATGTATTTCTTCATTATATTCTCTAAAAAGCTTTTCGCCTTCTTCTACATCCGCTAGGCCCTGTTGATAGCCGCGGATGAAGTTCTCCTCGGCGACAGCTAAAAGGAATTCGGGGAATTCTTCCGCCAGCACCTTAATTATCATTTCAACATTAACTTCATCATCTTCAGGTTGATGTTTCTCGCCAACATAGTTAACGAGCCACTTTTTAAGTTCCGTGTCTTGCTCCACTTTTTGCAAAAGATCCGGGTTTTCATCACTATTATAGCTCATATTTTCCTCCAAGTCAATATAAATATTATATTTATTTCTGATTATTATTTAAAGTATTTTTGCGGCGATGGATGCAACTTTGGAGCGCTCACCCTTTATAAGCGCCACGTGGCCTGATATTTCATAGGATTTGAATTTTTCTACAGCATGGGTTAGGCCATTTGAGGTTTCATCTATATAAACATTGTCGATTTGTTCGATGTCCCCGGTTAAAATTATTTTAGTATTTTCACCAACTCGTGTGATGATTGTTTTAAGCTCATGAGCGGTAAGATTTTGCGCTTCATCGATTATGATAAAGGCATTAGAAATAGATCTTCCGCGTATATAAGTGAGCGCCTCAACCTCAATCGTGCCGTTATCCATATACATTCCCAAAGCCGCCTTGTCATTGCCCAGCAAAAATTGAAGATTATCTTGGATCGGGGCGATCCATGGAAGCATTTTTTCTTCCATTGTGCCCGGAAGGAATCCAATATCTTTCCCCAGTGGTTGAATGGGCCGTGATATTACCAATCTTCGATAGGCTTCTTCTTCCATCACTTGATGCAAACCAGCGGCTATAGCTAGCAGTGTCTTTCCTGAACCAGCTTTTCCCACTAAAGTGATCACGTCGATGGATTTGTCGTGAAGAAGATCCAGCGCGAACCTTTGTTCTTTATTTCTAGGTTTTACACCCCATAGCGGTTTTTTGTGTTTTCCGTTGATTCTTCTTAATGGTGTAGTATAGTTTATAAAGCGTGCCAGCCCGGTTTTCTTTTCATTCTGGTTAGAGACCAACATGATAAACTGATTTGGCATCAGGGGCAGTTCATCTTCTTCAATAAAAATTTCTTCCCCAGCGTAAAATCTATCAAGTACGGGCTCGTCAACTAAGTGCTCCACAAAACCTGTATATATATGACTTGTGTCTTTAATGACCTGATCGGTGAGGTAATCTTCGGTGGCTAATCCTAGCGCATCGCACTTAACACGCATGTTAATATCGCGAGTAACCACAATTACCTTGGTCCGGGGGTGCGCTGACTTTTGGTTCAATGCTACCCCTATAATCTCGTTATCTGGGATAGATGTGTCTAAATCGCTTGGCAAATCATCGCCGACGCACAACTTAACGTAGAGTTTCCCGCGGCCGGTTCCAAGTTTGACGCCCTTGTAGAGGCTTCCAGATTCCCGCAAGTTGTCGAGGCGTCGAATAACCTCGCGAGCATTAACGCCAACGCTATCTTGTCTTTTTTTGTGCCTGTCAATCTCTTCGAGTACTTTCAAGGGCAGCACAACATCATTTTCGCCGAAAGCCCTAATACTATTGGAATCAGTAAGGCACGCGCTGGTGTCTAAAACATATATATTTTTAGCCATAATCGGTCTCATGAATAAATAGTTTCGGTTTTTTTATATAAAAACAAAACAATTGTTTTTTTTTCTCATAGTTATTATATGAGGGACCTTGCGTGATTGGAGGCAAAGCCAAATTCAAAAGCATCAGTTTACTGCTAGCTTTTGTATTGGTTTTCTCCACATCCTGTGCCACGTCTGCTGCGACCTCTCCCACCATGTTGCAAAAGGCGCGACAGTCTTTTCTGTACCTGCAAAAGAAAGTTGAATTAGAACAATGCGGTGATCATAAATGTCTGACCCATGAGATGCGGTCGATGGCGTCCGGATTTATCATTAAAATCGACCAAGGAGGTTCTTATGGCATTACCGCGGCGCACTTTTGCGAAACAGAGGTCCCACCGGTTACGCCGGCGATAGTCTATAAAAACTTTTTCACCGCAACCAGTTTAGACGGGGATGAATATAAGGCCACAGTGTTGGCATCCGATATCGACAATGATATTTGTTTAATATATATCAAAGGCCTCGTTGACGTTCCCGCGATTAAAATCTCGCGAGAGGCACCGAAGCCCGGAGAGAAAGTATATAATATTGCTGCACCGCGTGGAATTTGGCAACCGCACATGGTACCCTTATTTGAGGGAATGTACGATGGAAGCTCGGGAAAATATGCCTTTTATTCTTTGCCCGCAAACCCCGGAAGCAGCGGGTCAATGATTTTAAACGTGAAAGGTGAATTGATCGGAGTGCTACATTCGGTTTATATTCGCTTCCCTCAAATTGCTCTTTCGTCTCGACATGGCAAACTCCTGGATTTTATATATAAAAATATCAAAAAATATGAAACTTATAAAACAGTAATGAAGCTTCTAGAGTTAGAAGACTTATTTTCTCCGATTGAAAAGAAAACTGATGTGGATGTCGCAGCGACTAGCGAGTCCAAATAGTCACACCGGCTTTGGTGGAGACTGCCTGTATCGTCCTATAAATATATTTTGCTTTTAAATAGTCTTTATCCGCCACACTGTTGGCAAAAATCTCCTCAGAAACGGTCCGGAAAAACATATTACAAATTTGAGTGGTAAAGTCGTGCATGTAGCGCTTATCTGATACAGGCGCGGTGCGAAAATAACGGCTGAAAGCTGGAGCGTTATCAATAAAAAAAGTTATCTTGTTGCCAGCGCGCTGGGGGATATATTCTACCTTGATAGATAAATTGCCCGGAGTGCCTACATAATCTTGATTGCGAACATTGCCCCTCATATATTAGTAAATAGATATTTATCAAAGGAGTCCATCATTTTCTTGTATTTTTTACCGTATGCGGCCCACATCGCTGCAGCACAACTGCTTAGTAAAGAATTTCCATCTTGAGGGGTGAAGCAAAATCCTGAAACAATAGTGGTTCCTGCGCACTGTTGGAGGTGCAGTGATGGAATTGAGAGGACGGTATGATTAAAGATTCTACCGTAATAGCCATGATCACGGCCGAAGGAAAACACTCTATTGGCCGACGTCTTATGGGTAACAGCAGTAAACTTATTCTCTTGGAAACGACGTAGAATGTTTTCTCTTGAGGGAGATCCCTTGATCTTCACGCTAAATCGAATAATGTGCATATATTGAGTATTCAACTTCATAGCGCTAGAAAACAAATTTAAATGTTCCCCGCGAGTCGCAAACACATCTTGAGCGTCTCTCGCATGGTGAGTGCCGAAAATCGCATCTGAGTGTTGGCCAACCTCCGGGGAAGGAACAAATGAGCTTTTTTGGCTAATATCGTTGGATCTTCTTATACAAACGAAGTCGGCGGCAAGCAAGTCTTTCGGTGTGTCTACAAGTGTATTAATTAACGCGCATATATTGTGAGTATTGCAGCTTACCACTTGAATAAAGGGAGGTTTTTTATCGAGGACCCCATCGTTGATGCCATGCGCGTAAGGCACTCCAAAATTCTTTTCGCTTCCCTGGGCTATAAAAATCTTGCCCGGGTGTTCGGCATAGTGCTTCTTTTTATGTTCATTACCAGCGGGGGTGCAATCAATTACAATATCCGCGGCCTTTAAAGCTGTCTGAAAATTATACTGTACCTCGTGACCTAGTTCTCCAAAAGCTGGAATCATATCTTCATTTGCTGCGAGTCGAGCGCCTCTTTTTATTAGACTGTTGACTTTTGCCACTTCATCTACCAGGGGAGTGCGCTTATGAAAAATGACATGTCCAAGATTTAACTTTTCTCGGAAATCTGAAAGTATTCCAATTAGTGGCTCGCCAATTGTACCAGTCCCCACTACTAATATATGTTTTTTAGTTGCCATGTTTCCCTTATTTCTTCTTGGTTTTCTTTTTGTTGGGCTTCGCGGTCGGTTCCGTCCATGTCTTGATCTTGAATTGGTTCCCGCCGGGGCCAGAACGCCTAATCTTCACCAAATCAAATTTATCTACTATTCCCATTTTTTCTGCGGACGCGTCTTCGTAAGTATCAAAAACGCCATAAGTCTTCCATGTTTTCTTTGGATTTTCTTCCATCACACACCTCTATAGCTTGTTACATAGATTATACAACATGTTTAGATTAAAATTAAGAAAATTACATGCCGCCGAGAAGCGTCATTGCTACCAATCCAGGGAGAGGCTCTTTTATATAAACCCCTGAAAAAAGTGTTTCGGCTCTTCCGCCAACATATGAAAAAGCAGCTTCTAATTGGTTGCTGATTATAGGATCATTAGCCATTTCAGGAGTGGTAACCAAGAGCAGCACACCCATTTTGGGGTGCCGCGAAGGTTTAGAGCACGGGGAGGAATTTAAACATCCTTGAAGAACTGTTGCACCTAGATCTGAAATACGAGGATTACGGACTACAGTGCTTCCTAGAAGTATGCGTCCTGGCGCGTACAAGCACTTTTCAAGATCTTTTGAGTCAAATGCTTGGATTGGAGAAGCCTCCGTCGCAAGTTTGAGGATCTGCGCGAACAGTTTGGCAAAATTCAAGTTGGCCGCTGGGTACATATTAAGCATCCCGACTTTTCCGCGCAGAAGATGGAGTTGTTTTTCGTTATCAATAACAATATGCGGCTCTTTTTTAACATCTTGCAACGCTTTATTTGAATTTGCTTTAATGGTAGGGTTTAGAAGTTCCTGCGCAGAGGGTTTACTAATAATATAAATGACTCTCCCGGTGGCCTCTATCGAAGACAGATAACGGGTTAAACACTTATGAAGCTCATAGGATGCGCTACCAGTTCCACCGCCACCTCCGACCAGTACAAACAGCCAGTCAACTTTACCAATTCGAGTCCTTAAGGCATCCTCCACTAGTGCGCTATTGTCACCTAGAACTTGCTTTCCAAGTTGGATATCTTTACCAACACCGTCGGCACCCGGGATTAAAAGAAAATTTTCCGGATCGATGCCGGGCGGCTGGTCTTTTTCCGTGGTATTGATTAGAAGAGTTTTATGAAACCCTAAATCCAAAAAGGCTTTCGCCATCTTTCCACCACCACCGCCTAGGCCAAGGAAAGCACATTTAATGGCGCTTGGTGCGGAGTTCTCCGGTAACATTTTTTCGTCAGGAGAGGGGTCGTCGCTGTACGCTTCAGCAAAATCAAAGTTATCGTAACCTAACGCGTCCTCCGTGGGCATATCCCAGCTACTAGTGGTTGACTCTTCATCTAGTTCTTCCGCGGGGGCCTCTACAGACTCCTCTTCATATTCTTCGTATTCTTGTTGATCGTCATCGCTCATATGAGATCTCCTATATATTTAACATAATTAGTCGCCAGGTAGGTAAAAATTAAATTTGGTGGAGACGTTGGGAGTCGAACCCAAGTCCAGAAAAGTTAACTGTTAACGTCATTCACAAGAATAGATGCAATCACCGCCGTTGCACCAGCCACCCAACATCCTATCGGGGAATCCATTTGCCACTCTTAAAGGTGTTGGCTACCAAAATTATTTAGTTAATAACTAAATAAAGTTCCCTTTTTTTCTAATTTTTGATATCAAGGCAGTTAGAAAGCCCCGTGATTAAGCCGCTAGGGCGTAATCAAATTCAACGTTATCGTTGGCTTTTATAAAGGTTGAGTATTTTGGCTGTGTTACTCACACAGTCTTGCACGCTAGTCAGATCCGTTTTCTGTCGAAACCGTTTCGTCCCCATGTCTTTCCTTTTCAAAAAACGATTCAATATCGAATTTCTTAATTAGTTTTCTGAAGTCAGTATAGTCGATTCCTAGGAACTTTGCGCTTTCTTTCTTGGAGCGACATACACTAACGGCTGTTTTCAATACAGCGTCCTGAGTAATATCCCGCATAGAATGCCACAAAGGTATACCGTAGAACTTACCGCCTAAAAATCTGGTAGAGAGTTCTAATTTAATAGCTATTAAATCTTCCAATGGAATATTGTTAATAGTATTAAGCGCTTCTTTATTTAAGATGTCTTCTTTAGTTAGTTTGTTTATTATACTATAATTCTTATAAAGACCGTAGTATTTATTTCTTTTATTCCAAGACATATAAATTAATATTACTTAATAATAATAAGTATTTATATAGATTATATCATATTTGAAGGGATAAGTAAAGAACTAAATTGCAAGTTCATCAGTTTCTTCGCCTGCAACGTCAAGCGGGGCGCCGGCGCCTTCGTAATCAGGAGAATCTGGTTCATCGCTAGAGACTTGAAGTTCTTCTTCAAATTTATCGAAATACAGTTTAAGATTGGTAAGTAAATAATCATAGAATAGATCGCGATCTTCAGTATTTGCCAGGCTCTCAAAAGCATCTATAATTTGTTTTTCTACTTTATTGAAAGTGATGGAAGCAAAATTTCTTCCCGTGAGGTCTTCGCCGGCAATTGTGAAGGTATCTTCGTCTTCCTCTTCTGGTTCTTCGTCTTCCATGTCAATGTCTCGTACCGGGATGAATTTGTCCTCGACGGCTTCTTCTTCGTCGACATTGATGGTGACATCCTGTTCTTCTAAGGCTTCTGCAGCTTCTTCGGTATCTAGATCTGCCACCACTTCAACCGGCTTGAGAGTGTTTTCAATGGCATTTAGAATATGAGATCGAAAAGACGTGCGCTGTTCTGTAGCACTAGTAAGCGCTTTATAACCTTCTTCGACAATTGGGATAATATTTCTCAGAAGATCTTCCAGCACATTGATGCCTGTGTTTTCATGAGGCTGGGCATCAGGAACGTCGGTCTTCGCGGCTTCAACAATCAACTTGCGAACAAGAGACCGCAAACGTTCTTCTGCTTTGCCTTCTTGCAGGCTCTGCGCCTTCTTGTTTTCCAAAAAGCGCTTTAAATCTTTTCGAATGAGTTGGCGCAAGCGCTTTTCTTCTTTTATTTCGTTAATCATTTCATCACGATTGATCATATTTTATCCCTCAAGGTTGTTTAGTAAATAGTTGCAGAATTCATTAACAATTTCATCTTCTTCTAGTTTTTTTCGGCGCGGTCTCCGTCGACTCTGAGACGGGTAATGCGCGGCCCCGGCGGCATTGGCTGAAATTTCTTCCAAATCTTCTTCTTCTGTCTCGTCGCCGTCGTCATCTCTGTGACCGGAAACACGGTGTTCGCCGCGGCCAACGATACCGATAGAGGGCAAGCCAAAGCCTTCCTCTAAAACTTCTTCCATCAACCCACGAAAGATGCCCAGATGATACCGGGCCTCCTCCAAGCTAGTTTGCCCCAGCTTTCCTTTAATTATATCATATATCTGAGCATCATAAAAGCCCATTATTTTTTCAAACGTTTCTTCATCGGCATTTTCTAAGGCGTTACGCAGATTCGTTCCCGACATTTCCCCAACTTCGGGGATATCAATTGAAACATGTGGAGCAATTGCTATATAGCCATGTTCCCCCCAACCCTTTAGATCTTCGCCATTGTGGTATTCGCGAAAATAGCGGGGAGAGCCGTCCTTCTTAACGCCGCCCAAAGCTGCGAAGCGAGGATCTTCGGCCATATCTTTAGCTCCCACATAATATATAACGGCCGTAGTCTTGGGATTAAAATCCTCAAGAATTTCTAGTGCCCTATAAGGGTTTTTAGTGTTAACCACCCGAGAAGAGGCAATATCGTGCTGAGACGCAATTACTTGTTTATCTGAGAAATCAAAAGGAGAGCGGGGTGGCGAGACTTTGTCCGACGTAGCTATAAAGGCATGGTCGTATCCTCTTTCGTCTTGAATTTTTCGAAAAACTTCCGCATGGTGACGCCCCATGGGCTGAAATCTTCCAGGGTAAATGCCCACAATGTTTTCTATTCTATCAGTCTGCTCGTTTAGATTCATTGGAGGCATTTTACCTCTACCGTACTTGAATAAGCCTAATAACTGATTAATAGGGGCGAAGTTGCCGGTAAATTTATACATGGCGCAATCACCGCCTTTGTGGCAGTATTGAAAGGCAAATCCTTCCACCACAGTGTCGACATTATCATGATGTTTTAATTTTTCTAATTGGCGACGTAATATGTCATGAGCCTCGTCCTTATAGGGCCCTTGATACTTTTGAATTGCGCGAATCGCGGCTTCAACTTCTGTTTTTAACTTCTCCACTTCATGCTCGTTGTCTAAAACATAAGCGCTGTGCAGGCCACGCAACAATTCTACGGTAAAATCATGTATTGCTGCCTCAATTGGCCACATTTTTTCCTTAATGATTTCAGGGGCTTTTTCTTTAACGAATAAAGTGATTTGATCTTTAATATCTCGACCAAGACCTTTTCCGATTTGAGTTAAACTTAAGTGGCCTTCTCTTTTTAAGATTCGCGCGGCCAGTTGTTGTTGCTTTTCTGCAGAAAGGTCGGAAATGTGTGATTTGATTTGTCGTAATAGTTCTCTTTCTAGTAAATCGTCGATTGTAATATCGCCAGCCAGGCCGGCCGCCTGGATGCGCGCCAAAGTATCATCGACAACGCGTTCATCAGTAATTTTATTAAGTTCCAAAAACGCGGTGCGGCGCACATTGAAAGGCTCAGTGGCTAGGACTGCCTCAAACCTATCGATAAGAGCGTCGAGGGCAGCCGATTCTTTTTCGTTATCGACCACTTCGAGTTGATTGTTGTCATGATTGTATCGTTTATGACCCATCCGATGAATATTGATAACATTATCATCATAGTTGATCACATTGGCGGCCAATGGTCCTTGGATTTCAGCGTTATAAAATATTTCGCCGTCTTCCCCGAAAATAGAAGCAATTTCTTTTTCTGAAAGGGTGTGGGCGGCCTTAGCATACGCATCAAAAGCTTCCACGTATGCACGACGCGCTTTCTCGCCGCCTTGAAACTTTCGAGCTAGCAGGTCATCAAAAGTCATGCCGCCTTTGGCCATATCACCTTTGTTTCTAGCTGCCCGAGGCTCTCCGTTCACATAGCCCAAAAAGATATTAAATCCATCAGTCTTCTCGGTACCTACAAGTTCGCCCGCCGCGGCCTTCATTAGGATGTCAGCGATATCATCATAAGTTAAATCTCTATTGTCATAGAGATGATTTAAATGTCCGGAAACGCCGCCCATTTACTTCCCCTCTTCTAATACCTTTACTTGTTCTTCCAAAAGCGTGATTTTTTCTTCCAGCTTGCGGTTTAATTTTTTTATTTCGTTGAGATGCTGTCGCGCAACGCTTAGTTGACGACTTTCGCGCTGGCTTTTAGGAATAAATTGTTCTAGGATGTTAACAATGGACTCTACATAAGCGCGTACGCTCGGGCGGCTCTTAGCCTCCCCCAATAAGAATCGTTTTGTTAGCTTGTTAAGATCAACCTTCACTTTTTTCACTCAAGATGTCTTGAATTACACCAGAAACCATCTCACGCAAAGCGGCCTCTTCGTCTTCTTCTAGATCGCGTATACGCGCTTGAGGGTCAATAGGATGGGGATCAGCTTTAAGTTGAGCTTCCTCTTCTTCTTCCAAAGCTTCTTCGCTAGGGTATTCTTTCTGAACCCCTTCGTAGTTGTCGATAACATTAACCACCGGTACCACGTCTTCACTAAGCTCTTGTTTTTCGGGCGCTTTAAAGCCCCATTTTTCCATCAAGAGTGTGTTGAGTTCTTGATTTTTCCAATCTTTTGTCGACATTGATCGATCTCCTTTGTTTTTAGTGCTTCTATAAATAGTTTCATAAAGTTGAATATTGCTGCTCTTTAAATTGTCTTCCCAATCGCGAAAAAATAAATTTCCACATTCGTAAGCTTCTCTTTCCATTTCTCGCAAATGTTCGTTGCTCTGTGCGTAACCTTCTTCAGTGGTGCCATGTTCAGATCCTAAATCTCCGCGGCAATTTTGCATATGATGAACCAGTTCATGTGACAACGAGCGCAATATATCTTTAGGATGACGCCCCGTTGTATATACCATTATTTTCATCGTGCCGGGTTCATAGGCCGCAGTGCGCCCCAATGGGTTCTCACTATTCTGGGCATCTTCTAAAAACTCAACAGCGGGTTTCTCTGTGAGGGTAAATTTATCTATAAAAGAAGCAACCAGATTATTAGACAATTTTTGTAAATTTTGCATAGAAACCCTGTATTGTGACATCAATAATTAGTTATATTCTAGGGTTACTGCTCGAAATAAGAAGATTTAAGTAGATTACCAATGTCCGCTTGTTATCTCACCGATGGCGTTATGAAAACAAATCACTTCATACGCGATACAGGCATGTTTATAGAAAATATACCCGTACGTGATCAAACAAACAGCCAATGCATACTTGGCGAGAGGATATTGGCGGATTTTCCACAAGATAATCCCGCTAAGAAAGGTTACCCCCAATTTCACATACATAAAAAGGCTTAAATCCACATCCATCAGCGCCGCCATCAGGGGGTTGGCTTCACCAGCGTAATGATGATTAACCCAGAGAGCGGACGCAAACGCATCAATTATACAAAATCCCATCAAAAAAACCAAAAGGCCCCCGAAGATCTGATCGTAATACTTAGTTTTCACTGTTTTCACTGAAAGCGTCCTCCTCGCAGACATGGTTTGTGTCACCTTCCATTTGTTGAAGGTGTGCAATTAGTTCTAGAAGATCTTCGGTGGTGAGGCACGCGCCCTCTAACCCCTCTAAAGCCTCGGATACAATACTTTCACACTTGCTGGTTGCATTGTCTATCCTTTTTTCTATACCACACCCTATAAGAAGAAACATCGAAAATAGAACCGCTAAAGTGCCATATTTCATGGTGTCTCTGGTGCCTCCTCTCCGCATGCTGTTTCATTCAATATTTCGGACAGATGATTGTAGATTTCCGTTGTAGATGTGGACAGGGGATACCATTTGCCTTTATCACTGGCGATTGAAAGCGCTTCCCACCCCGCATTACCGGTTTTATAATAAGAGGGGGAAAAGGTATATATTGACAGGCGTGGATCTTGAGGGATTAAGTTCACGAGAATGTTTTGGTTAATGTAACCACCATAGGGCCCTCCGGAATTGGGATTGACAGGTGCCACTACATCAGATGTTAGATAACTTTGCCCCTGCT